AATTGGAGATACTTGTGCGATTAAAAAGCATAAAATGAGCTGGGAATGAAAGAGGGCAGTTGATAATGGCTAGAATTGAAATATCAAGAGAAGATTGCAAACGTCTTCTAGGATGGAGAGATAGCCATAAAGATCAAGTCAGAAGCTATGTCCCTGCTTTTGATTCTTCGGTTATCGTTGTGAGCGATGATGAAGAAGGACTGCATACAATAATTAGGGCGGAAGAAAACGATCGGCTATTTACCGTCTTGTTTAGAGTTTCTGTTGGCGGCGATCTGCTGCTTAAATTCTTGTGGCATCGAATCTCGCAAAAAGTTGATGTATTTCTTAGTAAGCTACCAGATCGAGAGAAAGAAGAAAATATTCAGAGCGCTGTTTCTGTTTACGCTTCTATAATGGCTTACATGAGCGAAAAAAGACCAGTTGAATACGTATCGCTTGACAAGAAAATTCCTTTAAAGAAAGAATGCACTAAAAAATCGGGAAGCCAAAACAACGAGAGTATTGTTGTTAAAAGTTTGTATCCAATAAGGAAAAACATAGATAATCAACCATCCAAGCGTTCATATACAAAACCAACTAAAGCTGTGAATGTTCGTGGATTTGTTAGACACTATAAAAACGGAAAGGTTGTCTATATAAAGCCTTTTACAAGATATTCAAATTGCATTGACCCAATTAAAAATAAAACGTATAGGATTGTAGTATGAAAATGAGAGACAGATTTGAACGGATTGAGCTTCGCTTCCTAGATTTTCTGAACGATAATATGCCAATGATAATTATTGATTTCGCATTGATCTGCGGGATGTTCTTGGCGAAAATGCTTGAGATATTTGTTTTTTAACAGATTTCAACCAAAAAGAATAAAATACTTTTTGTGCAGTTGTAGGCACTCTTTACATTTTCAGGTAGGGGGGCCTATTTTTTTATGCAGCCAAAGCAGTGCATTGCCATCATCGACAGCATCAAAGCGTATGCAAAGCAGAATCCGACAGAAGCACAGGTCTACGAGGACTGGTTTCAGGCGGTCGTGAACCTGAGGGACGCTCTGCCGCAAAACAAGCGGTTCGATGTCTACAAATATTCTGGTGAGCTGCGCTCTGTCTGTGCAGCCATGATGGGCAAGATGAAAACAAGCGAGGACGTGGCAAATGTCTATGATATTATCGGCCGGACGTACCTGTTTGAAGCAAAAGATGTATTCGACAGCTATTGCATTTACCTTGAATGGAACCGTGCGCCGGAGAAAGAGTTCTATCAGCCCAGACGCAGAGTGCTGAAAGTGCTGGCAGACGACCTAGAGGACTTGTTCTATAAGCGGATAGATTTCTTGGGGGTCAGTCTTCCGGCTCGCGTTGGTAAGGCTTTGAGTGATGATACGCCGATTTTAACAAGAAGTGGGTGGAAGAATCACGGCGATTTGCAGGTTGGTGATGAAGTCATCAGCCCGAAAGGTCAGTTTGTAAAGGTGCTGGCAGTTTCGTCTAAGTGCCAGCTTGATGTGCGCTGCCATTTCTCTGACGGCACATACATTGACTGCCACGAAAACCACGAGTGGCCGGTCTTTAACCGGCATAAGAACGGATTTGATGTAATCGAAACCAAGCGGATGATGAAGGATTATGTTGCCGACACGAAGGACGGTATAAGATTCTGCTATCAGGTTCCGTTCAAAAATTTTGTCGAGGGAGAATATAAGAAACTGCCTGTTGAGCCGTATACATTGGGCGCATGGCTTGGCGATGGTCGCAATCAGCACCCGGATATTTGCGAACCTCCTTGTGATCGAGCAATTGTCGAGCGCGTCATTAACGATGGATACCCTGTTAGCTGGCACACGGTTCATAAGGATACTGGCGTTGAGTACTACGGATTCTCTGACTTGCGACAGGCACTTCAAAAAGGCGATATGTGCCATAGCCACAGACGCTGCGTGAAGCACATCCCAGAAGAATACTTCACAGCCAGCATTGCACAGCGCATGGAACTTCTGGCTGGTCTGCTCGATACAGACGGAACGTTACGGGCAAAAGAGCATCGGTACGCTTTTTCTACCACAGAGCCGCAAATGAGAGATGATTTTGTCACGCTGGTTTCTACCTTTGGATGGAGATGCAGCGTGGTTGAATATCCACCTCGTGTATCATCTAGTGGCATTAAAGGCAATCTAACAGTCTATTCTATCTCTTTTAATCCTACTTGCCCTATTCCCTGCGTTGTTCCTCGCAAGCAGCTAAAGGAGTTCTCCAAACCTCGCCGTGTGGCGTTTTGCGGGTTTGAACGCATCGAACCGAAGCAGGGCAATTGCATTCAGGTTGAGGGTGGTGTGTACTGTGCCGGGAAGCGTCTGATTCCTACTCACAACAGCACCCTGTGTATCTTCTTCATCACATGGCTGATGGGCAACCGCCCGGACGTTGCATCGGTTATGAGCGGACACTCCGACAAGCTGACAAACGGCTTCTACGGCGAAGTGTTGTCTATCATCACTGACCCTGTGACCTATAATTGGGGCAAAATCTTCCCTGATGTTCAGCTTGTAGACAAAAGCGCAAAGGACGAAAGCGTTGACCTGAACCGCAAAAAGCGTTTCCCTACCCTTACTTGCCGCTCCATTGGCGGTACGCTGACTGGTGCTGTTGAAATTGGCGAGGGCGGTGTTCTGTACAGCGATGACTTGATTGAGGACTTGGAGGAAAGTCTGAACGTTGAGCGTCTGAACAACAAGTACGATGCCTACCTAAACCAGCTAAAAGACCGCAAAAAGCAGGGCGCATTGGAGCTGATGGTTGGTACACGCTGGAACGTGCTTGACCCTTTGGGGCGCATCCAGAACCAGTACGCAGACAATCCAAAGTACAGATTTCGGGTGATTCCTGCTGTGGATGAGAACGGACACAGTAATTTTAATTATGACTACGGCGTGGGATTTGACGATGCTTACTATGCCGACATGAAAGCCAGCATTGACGATGCAACATGGTGGGCAAAGTACATGGGCAAGCCCTATGTGCGTGAAGGTCTGCTGTTCCCTGCCGATGAATTGCGGTATTTCAACGGCGTTCTGCCTGATGGAGAGCCTGATCGCAAGCTCATGGTCATGGACATTGCATGGGGCGGCGGCGACTTTACGGCCTGTCCTATTGCTTATGTGTACGGAGATGCTGTGTTCATCTCAGACCTTGTGTTCAATAACGGCGACAAGACCGTGACCAGACCGGAAGTCGTGGGCAAAATCATCCAGCACAAAATCAACGTGGTACGCGGCGAAGCCAACAACGGCGGTGACGAATACTGTGACGTGGTAGACAGCCAGCTCCGGCAGCAGGGCTATCACTGTTCTGTTCGCAGCCAGCGTGCGCCAAGTGGTCAAAGCAAGCTGTCCAGGATCATCCAGTATGCGCCGGACATCAAGCGGTTCTACTTCCTTGACGAGAAGCACCAGTCAAAAGAGTACAAGGCATTCATGGAACAGGTGACGATGTTCACGCAGCTTGGAAAAGTTCCGCACGATGATGCACCGGATAGCCTGGCGCAGCTTGCCGATGAATTGTACAACGGAATCAGTAAAATTGAGCCTGTCAAGAGGCCATTTTGATTAAAAACACAATATATTGTGTTCGCTGGGTCTATTTATTTGATTTCACTACTTGACAAGGCTTATAATGTACGCAGGAAGTTTTGCAGCTTCCCTTAAGGAATATCCCGGCGCAGCGAGGTTTTGTCATTTTTACTCGCTTGCGTGTCAACGAGCATATTCCTCCTTTACCGGTGAATGTTTTTCACTCTTTCCATTCACCGGGTTTATATGTTGCGTTCCCTTCTGGTTGGGAATGCCAGAATACTCCCCCTCTTCTGGCAAGCAACGGTTCGATTCCGTTACGCAGCACAACCATATTCTCCTTTTTTATTCAAACCTCTATCGCTATTCCCGGCTCTCGATGCAATGGTTAGGCATGACATTGCAAAGAGCAGCGGTTAATCAATTAAGCCGGGTTTTATGTTGCATTAGCTCAGTATGGCTAGAGCATCCGGCTCATAACCGGACATACATTGGTTCAAATCCATTATGCAGCACCAAAATTGCAGCTGACCCGTTTACGTCTGTCCGACAACTGAATGTAAAGGCTGCAATGGCTTTCTCCGGGCGGAGAATAGCACGACCGGAAGTGCGAACAGTTTCCCGGTGGCTTCTGACGGGTCTGTGCCAAACAGCCTGTTTCCAGAAATCCAACGAAAGGAGCGCTCATGCTAGTTAGAATCTGCTGTCCTTGTATCCGCCAGAACCAAATTTACAAGAACGTCCGCTGTAATCGCTATCTTGGTGAAGTGGATGGACGATACCATTTCAAGTGCGACAGATGCAAAGGCGTTATCGAAGGAGACACAAAGGAAGGATGGGTCAAAATCATCCATCCACCTGAAAAGTAAATAGCTTTTAAAGCGCAGTTTTGGCGCAGTGAGATAGACCTTAACAGGTTTGTCTTGCTGCGCTTTTTATTTTTCCGGAAAGGAGGAACACATGGCTGAGTATCAGATGGTCGTTGGTGGATTTTTGAATAATCCGCTGACGGGACGCAGACCGATTGAAACGTCGGAGACGGAAATCAATCTGGAAAATGTGCTGAAAGTGGTAATGGGCAAGGCAGAGCCTATTCATCTACTGAACAAGAATGAGATTCGCTTCTTGCACAACTACTACTTGGGCAGTCAGCCTGTCCTCCTTCGCACGAAGGAATACCACGCGGAAATCACGAACCGCATTGTGGAGAACCACGCCAATGAATGCGTGGGTTTCTACACAGGTTACATGAGCGGCACTCCCTGCTCTTATGTGCGGTCTGAAACTGCAACAGGTGACGGCGAGGAAATCGCCCGGCTGTCTAACGCTTTGCAGTATGAGGGCAAGGATGCGCTTGATCGGCGGCTCTGGCAGTGGATGTTGGAATGCGGACAGGGATACCGCATTGTTCTCCCTGACAAGGGGTACAACGGCAACTACCCGGACGAAACGCCCCTGCTGGTGGACGTTCCTGACCCGGACATGGCGTATGTGATTTACAACTCCGGCATCGGGCATAAGCCTATTGCCAACGTGCTGCACATTCCACGCAATTATCAGAACGACTTGAACGACCTGATTTGCGTGTATACGCCAAACCAGTACTTTGAAATCGACAACGGTAAGGTAGTTAACGAGAGAGGAAATGGTAAATATCATTCCCTTGGAATGCTGCCGATGGTCGAATACAAGCTGAACCCGGAGCGTATGGGCTTGTTTGAACCGGCTATCCCTGTGTTGGATGCCATCAATGACCTTGAAAGCAACCGTTTGGACGGTGTGGCACAGTTCATTCAGTCCATCATGGTGTTCACTAACTGCCTTGTGGACAAGGATGCTCTCGACCAAGTAAAAGAGCTTGGCGCAATGTGCCTGAAATCCACTTCTGGTCTGCCCGCTTCTGTTTCTCAGATTGCAAATGAGCTCGACCAGCAGCAGAGCCAGACCCTGCTTGATTCCATGTTGAACGTGTACCGTAGTCTGACTGCCATGCCTAGTGCCACCGGCAGCGAGAATGCAACGTCCGACAACGTGGGTGCCGTTATCGTCCGCAATGGCTGGAATCACACAGAAGCAAGGGCGCAGCAGTACGAGAATATGTTCAAATTCTCGGAACGTCAGAGCTTGTCTGTAATGCTGAAAATCTTGCGTGATACGGCTGGTTCTAAGCTGATGGCAAGTGACATCAACATCAAGCTGCCCCGCCGTCAGTACGATAACCAGCAAAGCAAGGTTCAAATTTTTGCGCAGATGCTCAGCCAGAGCATCGACCCGCAGTTGGCGTTCACAACGCCCGGTCTGTTCCCTGACCCGCAGGCTGCTTACGAAATGAGCAAGCCCTTCCTGATTGCCGCTGGCAAGCTGGGCGAGGATGGCAAAGCTCCGAAGCTGCAAGAACAGCCTAAACAGGATGTTACGGACACAAATGCCGGGAACATGGCTGATAATCAGCCAAACAATGCGGATGGAGAAAAATGTAATGCCTGATTTTTGGAAACAGCTGTTTTGTAAACATGACTATACGCTTTCTCGTTGGCATTGGACGCACGGCATTAACGGGAACGAACCACGCGAAATGGAGTGCGAGTATATCTGTACGAAATGTGGAAAATTCAAATGGACGCACCCTGACCGGAATTCGGCGCGAGAAAAATCTATTTTGGATAGTGGCATTGAGCCGTACAAAAGAATTTACCCAAAGGAATAAAGAATCATCCCGAATTTTCGGGCTGATATATTCCGGCAGGGAAGCCGGGATACAAATTTCGCAGCGTTGCAGGGAAGCAACGGTAAAAAAACGCAGGAGGAAATTAACGATATGAAACTCAATGTGTTGCTTGGTGATGCCTACAAAGAGGGCATGACCTCCGATGAAATCATTTCTGCGCTGGAAAAGGTTGCAGACCCCAACGCAGAGGTCGAGAAGCTGCGCAACGCCGTGACGAAAGCAAACGGCGAAGCTGCCGAGTACAAGAAGCAGCTCAAGGCAAAGCGTACCGATGACGAGAACGCCGCACAGGAACAGGCTGACAAGCTGGCAGAGATGCAAAAGCAGATTGAAGCCCTGACTGCCGACAAGGAGAACCTCGTCAAGGAAAAGACCCTTGCATCTTACCGTGAGAAGTTCGTTGCACAGGGCTATGACGCTGAACTGGCTGGTAAGGCTGCATCTGCACTGGCTGACGGCGACATGGACAAGGTGTTTAAGTTCCAGTCGGAATTTATGACCGCCCATGATACCGCATACAAGGCTTCTCTGCTGAAGGATATGCCCACGCCTCCGGGTGCGGATGGCAAGGGTAGCTCTGACAGCGAGGGCGTGGCGTTTGCTAAGAGCCTTGCACAGCAGAACGCAAATACTTCTAAGGCATCGAGTGACGCAATGAGTGCTTTCCATTAACAAGGAGGAAAACATGAAGTTTACCCGAAACACGGTCAACGGAATCAATGATACCATCCTTGCTTCCAATGACTACACTGCCATTCCCTTTACCGTGACCGAAACTGCTGCGGTTAAGGCTGGCTATCCCATGACCAAAGCGGGCAAAAAGGCAACTTCCGCCACCGCAGATGGCATTCTGCTGTATGACGTTGACCCGGCAGAAAACCCCAATGCTTCCCTGCTGATTCGTGGCGTTATCGACACCAAGAAGGCTGCTGCAAGCTCTGGCTTTACCTATGATACTGATGCGATCGCAGCGCTTAAAACCGCCATTCCTGGCATCTTCTGCCGTGACAACATCAGCGTGAACGCTTAATAGGAGGTAAAACAACATGGCACTGAATCTTAAGGAAGTCTTTGCCCCGGCTGCGATTGCCGCCTATTGGACGAATGACCCCACTAATGCGATGCCTTTCGCATCTGATGCGCTGTTCCCTGCAAAAAAGAAGGCCGGTCTTGACCTGAAGTGGCTGCGTGGTCACAAGGGCGTTGGCGTTTCCCTGATGCCCAGCGCATTTGACGCAAAGGCTACGTTCCGCACCCGTGAGGGCTTCAAGTTTGATGAGACCGAGATGCCGTTCTTCCGTGAGGGCTACCATCTGGGCGAAAAAGACCGTCAGGAAATTCTGCGTGTTCTGGACAGCAACGACCCCTATGCCCGCGACGTGATGAACCGCCTGTACGATGACACCGCACAGCTTATCACCGGCGCACGTATCGTGCCTGAGCGCATGATCTGGCAGCTGCTGGCTCCCACCAATGGCGTTCCCGGCATTACCATCAAGGCAAACGGCGTGAACTACACCTACAACTACGACCCGGACGGCACTTGGAAGTCTACCAACTTCAAGGAAGTCTCTGTTGCAAAGTCTAAGTGGAACGTCACCACCGCCACCCCCATTGCCGACCTGAACGCCGCAAAGGATGCTGTTCTGGCGAGCGTGGGCGAAGTCGTGACTGAGGTGTACATGAACACCGCAACCTTCCGTAACATGATTGCTGCGGACGAGGTGAAGAACCGGTTCATGACCGTCACCGCAAAGGCAAACGCCGTTCTGCTGGACGCTGAAGCACGGCAGATTATCGAATCTGCAACCGGCCTGACCATCCATCTGTACGACAAGGTGTTCAAGGCAGACCAGTACAGCGCAAGTGAGAAGTATCTGCCCGATGGCATGGTGGTGGTTGCTCCTTCCGGCGCTCTGGGCAGCACTTGGTACGGCACTACTCCTGAGGAAGCCGATCTGCTGTCTGGCCAGTCTGGTGCATCCGTGTCCATCGTGAACACTGGTGTTGCAATTACCACGGAGCTGACCATTCACCCGGTCAACGCCAATGTCTATGCTTCTGAAATCGTCCTGCCGTCTTTTGAGCGCATGGACGCTGTGTACTGCATCAAGGCTTACTAAGGCGAAAGGAGGAAAGCAGCATGGGAGACCAGTATTCTGAAGCGGTAGTCAAGCTGGGGCAGTACATCGCCCCGGCACTTGACCGCGAAATCACGGACGAGGACTACCCACTTTTCGACCTGCTGCTTGATTTCGCTAAAGACAAGATATTTGCACAGGGCTACCCCTTCGGCAACAGACCGGACGAGCTACCCTTGCAGTATCAGTCGTTGCAGATACGCATTGCAGCGGAACTGTATAACCACATCGGCGCAAATGGACAGACGAGCTATACCAACAACGGCATCACTCGTGTGTGGGAAAGCTCCGATGTGGCGCAGTCCCTGCTGAATGAAGTTGTTCCGAGAGTAGGTGTTATCGGCTGATGTTCAATGGAAGCCCGCTGGACAAGCGCCCGCTGTGGTACTCGAACCCTGTTGGCGAGAAAACGCCTGTTGTGGACGAGTGGGGAAACGAGACTGGCGAATCCGCATACGAATCGTGGAGCGAACCTGCAAAGCTGATGCTGAACGTCAGCCCGCCTACCGGCGTTGCGGAAGCAAACCCTTTTGGAGCGTTCACGGATTACAGCTATGTTGTCAGTTCGTCCAGTAAAAAGCGCAACACACCGCTTTATGAAGGTACGCACGTCTGGTTTCAGACGGACGTTTCAAAGCCCTTCAATTACATTGTGGTCAAGGTCGCAGAGCATATTACAGACACGTTGTATGCGCTGAAGGAGGTGGCTGCAAGTGAAAATTAAAGTGAGGTTGAGCGATGCCGGACTTCGTGATGCGGAACGTCAGATACGGGAGTACAAGACCACTCTGAACAAAAAAGCTAGAGCACTTGCTTTTCGCCTTTCGTGGCTTGGGCTTGAAGTCGCAAAAGTGCGTTTTGCTAACGCAGAATACGCTGGCTCCAATGACGTGAAATGCCACATCAACCAAAAAGACAAGACTTGTACTATCGTTGCAGAGGGCAAGGCAGTTGCCTTTATCGAGTTCGGCACTGGCGCACATCATAACGGATATGGCGGACAACTTCCGCCCGGTGTCGGTGCGCATGGCTCTTACGGTAAAGGACACGGCGCACAACGCCGCTGGTACTACTACGGCGAAGCTGGCAATGCTGGAACGCCTGTAAAAACGGTGGACGGCAAGGGACAGCTTAACTACACGGACGGTAACGAACCGGCTATGGCTATGTGGGGGGCTGTTGAAGAAATGGCTTCTCAGGTAGAAGCAACGTGGAGGGAGGTCTGGAATAGTTGATCGATTATTTCAATTCCATCTTCACAGCTGTTGCGACCGAACTTCGGAAACAGGTTCCCGGCATCTTTGTTACTAGTGAAATCAACGACAGCAACGTTAAGAAGTTTCCGTGTGTGCAGATAGAGGAAAACAGCAACATCCCAGTTCATCGGGATTCTGCAAACCGAAGCAAGTATGCTGCCGTTTCCCTGCGTGTGCGTGTCTATTCCAACAAAACAAGCGGACGCATTGCAGAAGCCCGCTCTATTGTGAGCATCGTGGATTCTGTATTGGAACCGCTCAATTTCTATCGAAAATCGTTTGCCCCGTTGAATGGGCTGTACAACAATTCCGCCTATCGGATTGATTGCAGCTACGGGGCAACAATCGGAGAGGACGGAATGATTTACCGAAACTAAGGAGGTAAACATTCTATGAGTACTGCTATCTCCGGTCTGAATACCACCCTGTATTGTGGCGACAGCGCAACCGCTCTGACGAAGCTGTGCGACATCAAGGATGTACCCGACCTGATCTCTGAGCCGAACCTTCTGGATGCCACTACTCTGTCTGACCCTATGCAGGTCAACATCTTTGGCATCATCCAGAGCGACACCAAGTCCTTTACTGCCAACTACAACAAGACTGACTACAAGAAGGTCAAGGAGGCTGGCTACGATGAGACTTCCGAGAGCAACACCGTGAAGTATTACGCCCTGAAGATGCAGGACGGCTCCGGCTTCACTTGGCAGGGTATGCATCAGGTTGGTTTGTCCGGCTTCGGCGTGGACGAGGTTGTGGAAATGACCATCAACTGCATCTTCACCAAGAAGCCTGAGTTCAGCGAGACCCTGACTGTCAACGGTGGCTAAACCGCAAAAATCGAATCAATCAAACCGGGCAGAACTGAACAACGGATTTGGTTCTGCCCCTATTTATAAAGGAGAGCATTTATTATGGCTGCTAAGGTTATCAACTTTCATTCCCCCGATGGCAAGAACGCTTATGAGCTGACCTTCACTCGTGACAGCGTGGAAGCCACCGAACGTGCAGGCTTTCAGATTGGCCAGTACACCCAGATGACCAACCTGCTGTCCAACTCCCGCGCCCTGTTCTACGGCGCGTTTATCGCCCGGAATCGTGGCATCAAGCGTAAAGTCGTGGACGAAATGTTTACCCACATCGACGAGAAGGAAGAGCTGATGGCTGCGCTGCTTGAGATGTTCATGGACGCTTCCAAGTCTCTTCTGGCAACTGATACTGAGGACAAGACCGCAAAAAACGCAACGTGGGAGATTGTGTAACCGCACAATCTCAGGAAACGGACGGAGAGGAAGAGCCATTCTCTTTCTCTAAGCTGTTCCACGATGTAGAAGCCTATTACATTTCCATCGGCATGACCTACGACCAGTTTTGGTACGGTGATGTCTGGCTGGCGAAGGTCTACCGTGACGCAGAGGAGCTGCGGGAACGCAGAGCCAACACAGAAGCGTGGAGAAACGGCTTTTACATGGCATCTGCGCTTTCCTCTACGGTTGGCAATATGTTCCGAAAGAAAGGGTCTAGACCCATCAGGTACATGGATAGACCGATTCCCCTTACTCAAAAGGAGAAGAAAGAGTATGAATACCAACGTGCTGCGGAAGCACAGGAGCGCATTAAGCGCATGATGTTCTCCATGATGGAGCAAAAGGATGGTGGTAGTGATGGCTGATGTTGATATTACGAGCTTATCCGTAGAAATCTCTGCGGAATCCAGCGGTGCAGAGCTTAATATCGACAAGCTCGCTACCGCTATTTCTAATTTACGGACAAAGGGCAACGTCACAAAAGTTGTGAACAGCCTTGACAAGCTGTCCGCTTCCATTTCTGCGCTGAAACAGGCGTCTGTTGGTCTGTCTGGGCTGGACAACATCACGAATTTTCTGAATGGCATCGGCAACGCAAATTTTTCCGGCAGTGTGAAAAGCATCAACAGCGTTGTCAACGCCATCAAGAAAATTCCTGCTGCCGTGTCCGGCTTGAATGGCGTGGACTTCTACTCCATGTCCGGCAGCATTACTGAACTGACAAACGCAATGGCTCCCCTGTCCATTCTGGACGCTTCCGGGCTGAAGGCGATCGGCAGCGCGGTCAACGCCATCGGGAAAATCCCTGACCTGTCCGAAAAGCTGAAAGCAGCTGACCTCGATGCTTTCTCGGATTCCTGCAATAAAATTTCTACTGCTCTCACTCCCCTTGCTTCGCAGCTTGACAAGGTTGGCAACGCCTTTGCAAAGCTGCCGTCGCAGTTGAGCAAAGTGGTCACACAGGCAAACCGTGTGACAGCTGCCAACGAACGGCAGAAAAAAAGCTATCTCAGCCTTTCTAATCAGATGAACGGTTTTATGCGAAACATGGCAAAGCTGGTTTCGTTGAAAGCTATCGCTGAGTATCTTGGCAACGCTGTTGCGAAGTTCAATGACTTTTACGAAGCGACAGACCTGTTTCATAATGCCATGGGCAATTTGAGCGGTGAAGCAGATACGCTCATTAGTAAGATGCAAGGTCTGCTTGGAGTTGACCCGACCAAAGCGATGACCTATATGGCTACTATTCAGAGCTTAGGCACTTCGTTTGGTTTGGCTAGCGACAAGGCTTACGTTCTTTCTAAGAATTTGACCCAGCTTGCCTATGATGAAGGCTCTTATTGGAACAAGGATGCTGCCGAAACCTTTACCGCAATGTCCTCTGCTATCTCTGGCGAGATTGAGCCTATTCGCCGTCTTGGCGTTGACTTGTCTCAGGCGCGGTTGCAGCAGGAACTTCTTGCCCTGGGCTTTAACAAGCAGGTTTCCAGCCTGTCTCAGGCAGATAAAGCAGTTCTGCGTTACATTGCCATTATGAAACAGACCGCCAATGTGCAGGGCAACCTTGCGCAGACCATTCAAAGCCCCGCCAACCAGATCAAGATTCTAAAAGCCCAGCTGGATATGCTGGCAAAGTCTGTTGGCTCTCTGCTCTACCCTGCCCTGAAAGCCATTCTCCCCCCGCTGATTGCCGCTGTTCAGCTCATTCGAGAGTTTGTTGAGTGGGTGGCAAAGCTAATGGGCGTGAAGGTCGTGTTCACTGATTTCACTAAAAGCGCTGACAGCGTTGGCGGCATCGGTGATGCAATGGATGACACGGCAGATTCGACAAAGAAAGCCGCCAAAGCCCTCAAGGATTACACGATGGGCTTTGATGAACTGAATATTATTGACCCCACACAGGGAAGCTCCGGCTCTGGCAGTGGTGCATCTGCTGGCAACATCTTGGGCGACGTAGACCTGTCCGGCTACGATATGTTCAAGAACTACATCGGTACGACGATTGATGAAGTCAAAGCGAAATTGGAAAAGTTGGCTCCTTTGGTTGCTGGTATCGCTGCCGGATTTGCAACGTGGGCTATTGGCAACGCTTTGATGGATGCTCTTAGCAAAATCAAAGGCGACGGAACCTTGATTGAGGGCATTCTCAAACTTTGGAAGTCTCCCATTATGGGAGCAGCTGTCGCTGTTGGCATCATGGTCGCTCGTTTTGTTGACCTATACCAAAACAGTGAGGCGTTCCGAAAAGGCCTTGAACGTGTTCGAGCTATGATTTACCTTGCTGCGGAAGGGCTTAGGCAGGGTTGGAATATATCGCTCACAGATGGAAAACTCGGAGAATCCATCAAATACCTGAAAGAGTCTTTTTCCAACTTAAAGCAAGTAATCTGGAATCTCATTCCAGAAAGTTGGCAGGAGGGCATTTCTTCTGCGTTCGAAACAATCTCTGACGTTGTAAAAGACCTTGATCTTGATGTTGGCGATTTAATCACAACACTTATGGGCATCGGTCTTATTGTTAGTGGCCATCCTGTAGCCGGTCTTGCTGTTCTTGGTTTTGAAGCTATCACTGTTGCAGTTCGTGGCCTTGGTAGCGAAAGCCAAAAAGAATCTTTTGAGATGGAAACGGACTGGTTCAACGCTTTCAAGTCTATGGGCGAAAAAGTTGCTGATTTTGTAGGTAACGCAATTACAGCCATCGGAAACCTTATCAATGATTTCGCAATTTTTATTGGATGGATTCAGAACGGTGTTTCCGAAACCGATAGGCTTGACTTACAGATGAACGGTAATTTCATCGAGAATGCCGTCATGGGCATTGCTCAGCTGATTCACGATGTTGGAGTGTTTGTCGGATGGATTACCAATGGAGTGAGTGAAACCGACCGTCTTGATATTCAGATGAACGGTAACTTCATCGAAAAGGCGGTTCTTGGTTTTGCTGACCTTATCAATTGGGTAAAGGATGTTGTTACATGGTTCGTACATCTCGATGAACACGTTGAAAACGGTGCGAGAGCTGTTCGTGGATTTATCGATGATATCAAAACGTGGGCAAAAAATGCCGCAAAAGCTGCTTCCGATATGGTAACAGCCGTTGCAAATGCTATTGTTTCTCTTCCTTCCAAAATGTTTGAAGCAGGCAAAAACATTTGGCAGGGCCTCGTAAATGGTATCAAAAGCGGCATTGAAACCGCAAAAGGTGCTGCGGCAAATCTTGCAAAAGCTATCATTGACAAGTTCACGACCGATACTGAAATTCACTCTCCCTCCGCTCTGTTTGAGCGCTTTGGTAAATTTATTAACCAAGGCCTTGCAAACGGTATCACCGCAGCACTTCCTTACGTTGAACAAGCTATGACCAATCTGGCAAACGCTGTTCAGCAGAAGGGCAACGAGATGATTGACTATGGCGCAGACGTTGCAAATGGCTTTGTTGATAACATGGTCAATACGTTCGACGCAAAGTGGAATGAAATCGGCAACGGGCTGAAGAATGATTTTATCGGAACGATTAAGGGCATGATTGATGCGGTCAAGAAAGGCGATATCCAAACCGTCGCCGAAAACACAGCAGCCATTATCTGGAAGGCAATGGGGGAAGAGAACCGAAAACAGGTCAAGTCTTACGCTTCTGACTTGGTCTCCAATCTCACCAGTGCTCTTAAGACCGTTGGTTCCAAAGTATTTTCTTCTGCAAAACTTGTTGGAAAGAACATTTTGGATGGAATCACATCCAAGTTTGGCGAAATCTCCACGCAGGTCGTCGGTCTCGGAAGTAAAATTGCGTCCTCGTTTTCTTCTCTGATTGGACCAATCTCGGCATCCGGCAAGGCGATCAGTATTGGCCTTTCTTCTGGCGTTTTGAGCCAGTTCCCGTCTATCATTGCTGGCATTGCTGGGCTTATCGGTCAAATTGGAGCTGCATTTATGGGCATCTTGCAGACGATCGGCAGCGTCTTGACATCTCTTGGCATCCCAACTGGTGTCATCATGATCGCTGGCGGCGTCGCAATTGCAGCCGCAATTGCAGGAATTGTCGGAACGCTTGTTGGAAAGCACGGAACAAGTTCCAGCCCGTCCGTAGACAATAACTACTCGAGCTACCCTGGTACGAGCGATTACGATTCTGCTAACGGCTCTACCACATCTGTTGGGAGCTACTACCCGACTTCTTCCGCTAGTGGAACGAGCTCCGCAGAACTCCGCAGTGCCGTCCATGATGGGTGCTATAACGCATTCCTTGACATCTTCCAGCGGTACGGAGACGAGCTTACCGGAGGGAAAGAGCTCAAGATTTACCTTGATGGTAAGCAAATCACTGCGTCCGTTGAGAAACGGCAGTCTGAGCGTGGGTTCCAGATTATGGGAAACGAAGTTTACAGCTACTAAGGAGGTTTACGTTTTATGCAATCTCTCGTCACAGTAAATGGCAGAGAGCTACCTGAGCCTTCCTCCTACGATGCCACAACGAGCACGATAGTCGATTCTGGACGAAACGTACAAGGCAAAGTCGTTGGGTCTGTGGTGCGGCACGATGTTGCGAAGATTTCCCTAAAATGGAATTATCTTACCGCAAGACAGTGGGCGGACGTCATCGGGCCGTTCACCACAAACTTTTACTGCACTGTTCGGTTTTATAACCAAGCAACTGCAAGCTACACGACAAGGAAAATGTATGTTTCCGATAGAACCGCCGGAATGTGGAGGCGTTCCCCGTCCAACGGAAACGTTATGGGATGGGTCGGGACATCCCTTAGCCTGGTTGAAGTTTAAGAGAGGTGATTATTTATGGGCTTTCTGCCTTCCGACAAGTGGCTTGAACAATACGACAAGACACTTGTTCCGGAGATGTTTGTTCGCATCACTTACCACGTCTCTGACGATAAGGCCCAAGCAGACGCCATTGCCAGCTCTTCCAACCAGGCTTTATTCAGCAACACGTTGTCTGTCACAGACCTGGATTCTGCTTCTTTGGCCAATTATGCCACCGGAGAACCTAATTTGTGGGTCCTTGACGGGAGCAAACTTTTGGTCCCAGGTTCAGAGCCATACGAGAACGCTGGGTATTTAAGTATGGATTGTGTTTCTGACACAAACCATCCAATTATCACTTTCTCTTTTAGCAAACTTCACTCTGAAAAAATTCCAGGGGTTACAATCATATGGTCGTCTGCTTTAAATGAATTTGCAAAATCTTTTAGGTTGGCGGCTTATAGCGGAAAGGAGCTCGTTGCGTCAAAACAAATTGACGATAACCAGTCGGTTGAATCCTCTGTAGATTTTGAGATTTCTGGGTATGATTCAATTACCCTTGAAATTTTGGAATGGTGCATCCAAGGCCGTAGAGCTAGAGTAGAACAAGTTGAATTCGGCCAACGTATTCAATTTAACAAAGCAGACTTGCTCTCCTATACGCACGAATCGAAACGCGACCCGGTTTCCGGTCAGCTTTCCAAGGATTCCGTTTCGTTTTCCGTCGATAATTCCAAGCAGCGTTGGAACCCGGTAAACCCGGGAGGTCTTTACCAATATCTCTACGAACGTCAAGAGGTTTTTGTTCAGTATGGCATGGACATGGGAAATTCAATCGAATGGATTGATGGAGGGAAGTTCTTTCTTTCCGGATGGACAATCCCAGCAAATGGCATAACAGCATCGTTTGACGCCAGGGATGCTCTGTCATTCCTCCAGGATTCTATTTATACCGGGCACACAAGCGGAACGCTTTACCAGATGTGCTTTGATGCATTGGAACTTCTGGATGTTTCCGGGATATCTTACGAAATTTCGGAAGAATTAAAGAACTATTCTTCCGACATTTCCTCCGATGCTTCCTCTTATAAAAACGCAGACGTTCTTCAGCTTGCTGCAAACGCAGCCGGGATGGCTCTTTACCAATCCAGAGATGGGGTCATTCACATTGAACGTGTTCCTCTTGTTCCAGTCACGAGGTCTGGTATTGAGGAAATATCGCTCTTGAATAGCTTTAAATACCCAGAAATAACGTTTTCGACAAAAATAAAAAACGTATCGTGTAAGGTTGGCGGCGAATCCGTGTTTTATCCAGCCGGAGATAGTGGGAACGGAGCGACCCAAAGCATCAATAATCCGCTTATATCGAAATCTATATCTTCTAGCGCAAAAAATGCGTTGACCGAAACATACGCACTTCTTTCTAACAGAAGAAAGGTAAACCTGGAATTTCGTGCAAGCCCCCATATTGATGCGTTGTCTTTTGTTAGAGCAAACCATCAGTTTGGATATGCATCGAACGTTCTCGTTACGGATGCCAAGTATACCTTTAACGGATGTTTTAAAGGTACGATGGAAGGATATATGGTGGAAAGTGCGAGTGCCCTTAGACTTGATAAGGACTCCGTTTTTGTGGCTCCTGGAGAGACCGTTCGTTTAACCGCAACGCTTGTCCCTTCCTCAGAGGATTCCCCAGCAATCGGATGGGAAGCATCTCCTCCCGACGTTGTTTCCATTTCCGTCGTTTCCAACAAAGGCGGCGTTTCTGTTTGCGACATTTCTTTTGTTTCCAGTGGAGATGCCGTAGTCACAGCCTTCGTGTCTTCCGTATCTGCAAAGTGTATCGTTATCAGTCAGGCTCCGTCTTTGTCGGATATGCCGGAAGGATCGTCTGTTTACATTCAAGAAAGTGGTGCGGATGTGGAGTTTGTTGTTGCAAAACATGAGTATGAGCCTGGCTTAAATGGTCCCGGAAGAACACTTCTTATCAGGAAAGAACCTCTTGCTGAAACAGTGTGGAACCAGACGCACGTCAATACATACGACGGAAGCTCCATCGACAGGCTGTTGAAGGGAGATTACGCAAACAGATTTAGCGATACCGTCAAGTCCGCAATGGGACTTACCTCTTTCTATTACACGGTAGGCGGTAGCACTATGGAAATCAGAACGCTTTCTCGCAGTGTTTTTCTCCCGTCTATTTATGAGATGTTTGACCCGGAAGACAAAAACGCAGATGTTTATGTAAATGGCAGTAACCCATTTTTCAAAAAAGAAGGTTCTGTACTACCAAAGCAAACCCGAAATGTTTTTGTTCAGTCTTATGATGATTCCGTCAATCGTCTTATCCGCAGATGGTCACGTTCCCCTGCATGGCGAGATTTTGATGGAAACCATATCGTGGGCCAACTCGTTGGGACTTACAGTCTTGGAACGTCTAGTGCAGGTAGGATTTTTTTCCTCACAGAGCAGTACAATGCTTGGAGCTCTAACAAGTTCAGCCCTGCTTTCACGCTTCCGTCCACGACTAAAGTCGGCAACGGCAAAAAGATTTTGCTTTAAGGAGGGACTATGGCGATTTGGATTACAGACAGAAGCCAAGACGATGTTGACCGCCTAAAGTTCATTTACGGCAAAGCCGTGAACGGGACCTGGACAGATGAGGAAAAAGCGGAGTGGCTTTCCGGTATGAAAGGGGCTCTTGACTACAGAGATTTTTCGAGAATAGAAACCGGCATATCAGAGCTTGCTTCACTTCTCGGTGCGGACGTAGATGTCAAGACGGACTGGAACATAAACGGGTATCTTACCACGTCGGATGCTGCTAGGTGGCTGTCAAATATCGAATCTATTCGTTCTAAAAACTCAGGAGACGCCAAAACTGCGCCGACACCGACGTCTATGGATAGGCTCGGATTCGAGACAATGAACCAACTTGAAAGCATTTTGTCAGACATAGAATCGATCGCCAAAACTTACGTTACTTTTTCTGGCGAATACATGGCTGGGGAGGACCAATATGGTTTTTGAAGACCGCATATCAAAATATCCTGGCAGGTGGACGTTAGTCCATGAGGATGGGTCGTCTGAAGTTGTAACGCTCGTCCGAAACGACGAGCCCATAAAGGACGGCACACCGATCAACGCATCCACTTTAAATGAGCTGAGTACAGTTGCAGGTGCCATCAACGCAAAAGAGGAAGCCGTTTCTGCGGCAAATTCCGCTGCGGAAGAACGTGCAAAAGCAGAACAGGCTGCAAAAAATGCCGCAAAAGATGTTTCTGCAATTGTAAAAGCAGACTCTGAAAATGCAGCTTTGTCTGCTGCTGCTGCCAAGACAAGCGAAACCAATTCAAAGCGTTCGGAATCTCAGTCTGCTATTTATTTGCAGGGCACAAAAGAATACTTTGAGCAGGTCCGCACCATCACCATCGGTGCACAGGGGTGGTACGCCACGCCGGAAGCTCTGAAAGCCGCTGTTCCTATAGGCGAAAATGGCTGGTGGGCAGTCGTTGGTACTACGGACACCATTTGGACGTGGGACGGTGACACCGGCGCGTGGGTCGATACCCGCAAAGAGGTGGATCTGTCAGACTACCTGACGCAAAACCAGATCAGGCAGCTGCTTGAGCAGTACATGCCCCTTCGCCCCGCCACAGCAGACCAGCTGGGCGGCGTGAAAGTGGGCGACTATCTGGACATCGCCCCGGACGGCACCCTGAGCGGCAAGACGCTGTATGACACCATCGCGGCCAGTGTGGCGGTCAAGTCGGAGGCGCGGCTGGTGTGGAGCGGAAAAACAACGATTGGGAGGAGAAAAACTGAGACAATTAACGTTCAGGACGGTGTAGATTACGTTAACCTCCGCGTAAACGAAGCTGATTTTAATCTTACCCCTGGTATGACATATGAAGCTCACATTTCTAGCGCGGGAAGTCTCACGGTCACAGTATTATTTTCGGCCGACAAAAAAAGGCTTGAATGTACCCTTACCAATACGCTGAATACTGTATCGGTTGTATTCACCGGCTACCACTACCCCACCTTGGCAGAGCTGCTGACCGAGACGCAGGCCGCGCAGGCGGACACGGACGCCCTGGCGGTAGATCAGGAGTACCGCTTGACCCTGCTGGAAGCCGGGGTAGACCCCACAACCACCTGAAAGGAGGACTGCATAAAATGCTGTACCGCATCTGCAAACGCATGATCCAACGGGGCCAGACTGCTGGCCTGGCGGAAAAGCTGGATATCTTTTTTGCCGCCGACCGCCTGACAGCGGACCAGTACCAGGAGCTGACCCGGCTGCTGGCCCAGCAGGAGGCCGCCCATGGCACTTAATGCCTACTCTTTGACATTGGGGGTGATCGCAATAAACAACACATTTTTGACCGCACTTTTCAATTTTTTGAGCCGGTTCTTTGCCGCTTTGGCGGAAGAACAGGTAGAACAGGAGGACACAATGGCATCTGTGACTGAGGTGACCGAGTGGACGGGAGCACCGCCCTACCGCTACATCGACGTAAGCCGGTATCAGGGCAGCGTTACACTGGAGGGCTGGAAGAAGGTCAAGGCCGCTGGCTATCAGGGCGTCATGCTCAAGACCGTCAGCACAAACCGCAGGCTCTCCAAGCGAGCAGACGGCCTGTACATCGACCCGACCTTTGAAGCAAACTACCGCAACGCAAAGGCGGCAGGTCTGGCGGTGGGCGTGTATTACTACACCTACGCCACCAGCAAGGCAATGGCCGATGCAGAGCTTTCCCTGCTGGCTGACGCCCTGCGTGGCAAAACACTGGAAATGCCTGTGGCAGTGGACGTGGAGGACAACAAATTCAGGGTTCTTGGCAAGCAGGCGTTGACCGACCTGACAGCCTACGCCCTGAAAAAGGTGGAAGACATGGGCTTTTATGCCCAGCTCTATACCTACACCAGCTTTGCTAAGACACGCCTGTATATGGGCGGTGCTGCCCTCAGCCCCTACGACGTGTGGCTGGCAGACTACACCGGAAAGACGCCTGCTGTCACGTTTGCCTACAACACCCACCAGCACACAAGTAAGGGCAGCGTACCTGGCATTTCCGGCCACGTTGACCTCAATGTGACCACACGCAACTACCCGAAGATCATCTGTAAGAAGGGCCTGACCCGTCTCCGGGAGGGCAAATGACCGAAAAAGAAGCTCTCCTGTGGGTGCTTGGCATCCTTGGCAGCCTGTGCGCTGCGGTCATCACCATCGACAAGGTGCTGGACATCATCCACAAGTACGTCAAAAATGCACAGGCCCCCGACGATGCGCAGAACAAGCGCCTTGACGACCTTGACCGGCGTGTTGGCGCACTGGAAACCGGCTATACCCAGCACACAGCGGCACTTTCCCGCAATTTGAGCCGCTTTGGAGACATCGACGAAGTGAACCGCCTGACCCTGCAGGCCGTGCGTGCCTTGCTAGAAGCGCAGCTCACCGGAAATAACGTTCAGGCCATGCAGAAAAGCAAGGCCGAAATTGACAACTATTTGACAGAAGGAGTAACGAAACATGGCAGCAATTCTTAATTTCATCCCCGCCCCCGTCGCAATCGTTCTTATTATCGTCGGCTTTGTGGCTTTGGCTGTCGGCGCTATCCGAATGGGCTATAAGCAGCTTGTCAAAGATCTGGCCTATGACCTCGTGTGCAAGGCCGAGGACAGCATCATGGGCAGCGGCCAGGGCGCAAAGAAAAAGAAGCAGGTCTTTGACGCCCTGCGTGCGGCCTGCCCTGCATGGCTGAAGCCTATCATCACGGATGAAGTGCTTGACGCGGTGATTGAAAAGGCCGTAATCCTGATGAAGAAGGCACTGGCAGAAAAGAAGCCTACCATCAACAAGGAGTAAAGCATGATCGAGCTAAGCGTATCTCTCGCATCCAATGGCGTCGTCAAAGTGCCGGGCTATGAGCAGCTGGTGCGCTTTGGCTACACCAAAAACCGGGGCGTGTACCGCCTTGCCGTCACTGCCGCCGGTGAGTGGGAAGGGCTGGCTATCCGCTGCTTCTGGCACGTGCCGGACGGCAAAGACCCGGCGTCCTCGCTGGTGGTGGACGGCTCTGTGGCCGTGCCCGCCAGCGTGACCGCCCAACCCGGCAATGGCTGCATCACCTTTGAGGGAAGCGACGGCACCCGCACGGTGACAAGTGCAGATCTGCGCTACCGTGTGGCTGCCAACTCCGGCACGGAGGACGGCACAGAGCCGGAGCCGGGCACCCCTGCCTGGCAGGAGCTGGTGGGGGCCGTTCACACCGATGCCACCGCCGCAGAGCAAGCCAAGACCGATGCACAGACAGCAGCACAGCAGGCTGCCACCAGTGCTGGCAATGCAGCCCAGAGCGCTCAGGAAGCCGCTGACAGCTTACAGGAGCTGAAGGACGGCATTGCCGCTGGTGACTTCAAAGGCGAGAAAGGCGACACTGGTCCCATCGGTCCGGTCGGCCCGCAGGGTGAGACAGGCCCACAAGGCCCCACTGGTGCTACCGGAGCCACTGGCCCTCAGGGTGAAACTGGCCCTCGTGGTGAACAGGGGCCGCGGGGCGAGAAGGGCGAGACCGGTGAGGTGGGCCCTGCTGGCGCACCCGGCAAAGACGCCACCGTGGACGCCACCCTGACCCAGAGCGGCAAGGCAGCTGACGCTAAAGTGACCGGCGACGAGCTGGCAAGAAAAGCCGTCATAGATGACACCACAGTCGGCACCGACGCATGGAGCGCAAAGCACCTTGTGGACATGCTCTGCCCGCCCATCTCTGAGACCGGCAACCCAATGGTGTGCTATCCTGTGGCGGGATATCCGTTGGGATGCAAGGTGAGTTGGGAGCCGACGCAGCAGGGCGAAGGAACGCCGTACCCGGCAGGTGGCGGACCTAACCTGCTGGATATATCTCAATGTACGGCTACAGTAGGTAAGCCTTATGGTGTGACTATAACGATTGAGGGCGATGTATTTAAGGTTAGCGGTGTGCCGTCAAGCGAGGTGACGGAGGAGGGCCAATACTCGTTTGCCGTTGCCTCGTGCACTCAAACCGAACTGCGCGGGAAGGGCTATAAAATCACCCCGTTTGCGTTAAAGGGGGATGTATCATCTGCGTGGGGACTGCGCACAGAAGATGAAGATAGCCTTTCTATAGCCGCTAAACTGACGCCCGGCGTGAATACCGACATACAGCTTAGGCTAATGGTGTCCAAAGATACACCAGCCGCCTATGCACCCTACGAAAACATCCGGCCAATTTCCGGGCGGGATGCGGTGAAAGTGGAGCGGTGCGGGGAAAATCTGCTGGACGAAGCGCGTTTTCCAATCTCTAAAACTAAAAATCATCTTATGATAACCTCTAAAATGACGTTGCCTGCCGGAACTTACACGGTTTGCATTTTGTCAGTGGCAAATGGAGTCTACGCAGACGGAGCTGACGTTAACCATACATATGACTCCAATAAGCACACATTCACACTTGCTAGACCGACCGCAGTACAGTTAAAAGCGTACTGGATAAACGAACGGCCTGAAAAGGATGAACATATTTGGCTTGTCAAAGGCAATGAATGGAGAGCCTACACACCTTACATCGGCCAAACCGCCACCCTGACCCTACCCCGCACCATCTACGGCGGTACGGTGGATGCAGTGACGGGAGATGGGCAGGAGACGTGGGGCACGGAAACTATAAGTAGAATTGCATCAATAGACGAACTTACTTCTGTGGTGCGGTGCGCAGCCACGTTATTGCAAAAGTCTGTCACTGCAAAATCTGGCTCAGCTATTAGCAACTGGCTCGGAGAATATGTATCTTATGTAAAAGATAAAGAATCATTTTATACCAACCAGACACAGATTTATATCAAAATCTCAAAAACGCGGCTTTCGTCTTTCAACGTTGCCGGAGTTAATGCGTATTTATCAGAGCATCCTCTCACCGTATGCTACAAGCTGGCAGCGCCCACTCCTTTCGCCGCAACCGGCGCACGGCCTATTCCCGCTCTGAGCGGCGTGAACACCCTGATGACCGACGCTGACAGCATGACGGTGACCGGCAGAGCGGACCCCATCAAGCGCATCATTGACCTTGAGGATGCTGTGGCATCAATGACCAACACATAAGGAGGTACATACATATGGCAATCAAAAGCAAATCTCGCCATGACCTGACCCTGCGTTCCATCAAGCGGGAAATCGCCGCAGGACGTGACGTGGCATACTGGCTGGACAAGGCGTACACCCATCTGGACAGTGGCCTGCTGACGGAGGACGACATCGCAGAGGTGGAAGCCCTTGCGCAGGCGTACTACGATGCGCTGGATGCTGATGACAAGGCGAACGCTGAGGAAATCACGAAGTAAGGAGACAAAAAATGTTTCATTATCACTACATCGAAGTCATTGCTGATTCCGAAAACATGAGTACGGAAGAAATCACTTCTGTTCTGCAAAAATACTTTGCAAAACAGAACGATGGTTTTTACCTCGAAATCGACTTGGATAATCATGCCGCTGATTTCGATGGCAGCGGAAAATGGCTCATGCGGTTGGAAGGAAATATTTTGTGGATAAATGGCGAATACGTTGCGTTCAGCGGTGTGCAACAAAACAACCCGGACGATAGCGTTATCGTCAAAATTTCCGCAATTCGTTATCTCATTGTTCACAATAAGGAGTGATATCATGGCAAGCACTACATACGAGCATTTTGTTGACACCAACAAAATGTACGCCGCACAAGAGCAATTTCGTGACATCACGAAAATGGTCTGCGCACGTTTTCGTGACCTCACGAAAACATACCATCTTGCCGTTGTTGGCAATATGGTACGCAACGCCGGACAGCTTCCGCAGCCTTTCTGGCTCGGTGCTGCCTGTGGCGGCGGCTCGTGTAGTCTTTCCGCCAGCGTTGCAAGGGCTTAATGCAGAACAGATAAAAGCTGTGATAAAACGTGCGCCGCTTGGGAGGTATGACCGGAAAATCGCCCGGTTGCGGTACGTTGACCAGCTATGCCAAGTTGATATTGCAGCGCGTGTGCCGTATTGCCGGACATCAATCGGCAATAGACTGAAAATTATTGATAAAATGCTGGGCGTGTGATACAATAACACCAATTGGGTGCGTTTTTTCACGAAAACGCATTGAAGCGGCAGGCTTTCGGGTCTGCCGCTTTTCTTTTTGCACGATTTGTGGTATAATCTTTACAGACAATTCGCCTAATGAATTGCTGGTGTGGTCTGGCCTAAAGATTTCTGTCAGCATAAGCGCACAGCTTACGAAATTTAGTCTCCTGCACGCCTACTTGCAGTGCGTACCATGCGGGAGACGATTTTATATGAATTATGGCAAATAAAATATATCACTTTTTGTCCCGTGTTTTGTTCGCTCTGACTATTTTTGGGGCGACATCAAGCGTTCTAAAAACCATCCTTCCATTTTGGCATAGTGCATTTATAGGCGTGGTTTTGTCAGTATATGCGTCTTTGCATTATACGCCATACGATTTATGATTTGAAAGGCTACGGCCTTTGTAGAGAGTGGCATTGCCTGTGGGCATTTCCGCTCTTGATTTTACAAAAAAACTCCCTTGCTTTGTCGAAGCTCTGCGTTCCACGCGGGGCACGTTGTAGGCAAAGTGGGGGATTTTTTGCAAGTAAAACGTTCAAACTTTCTATTTTGCATCATTTTATATAAGTATATTTATATCTTTAAGCGCTCATGCGGATTTTTCCGTGTGAGCGCTTTTCTTTTTTGTCATTCGTTGTATCTTCGTTGTCTCTCGTGCCGGGCGCTTGCGGTACACTGGGCGCAATAGGAGGGATGAACCATGAGCTATTATCCGACACCGGGAACGCCTTACGTTCCGCAACAGCCTGTCAATCCTTATGGCGGCATGGGAACGGTTGGGCTTGCCACTCCCTTGCCAAACGCACAGATGCAACAGGCGCAACCGCAACGTCCGCAGCCGATGAATGGGCAGCAGCCTGTTCAGCAGTCGGCACAGGATGGCGGTTGGCTGCTTGGCAGACCTGTTTCCAGCAGGGAGGAATTTTTGGCAATACCGTCTGACCTGTACGGCAGACCTACCTACTGTCCAGACCTGCGGAGTGGCGTGATCTACTGCAAGCGGCTGAACCCGGACACCTGTGAATCCTATGTGCAGGAGTTTTACAGCCCGGAAGCATGGCGGCAGATACAAGCGCAACAGGCACAGCAGACCGCTGCACCGACACAGCAGTATGTGCCTGTTGAAGAGTATAACGCCCTCGTCCACAGGCTGGATGAACTGGAAAAGTGGCAGAAAAGCTTTTCTAAGCCCACTGCCGCAGCGAAGAAAGGAGAATAACTATGCCCTCTCCGTTTGACATGATTACGCACAGCCCTATCATGCAGCTTGCAAATCTGGCTCGTGCCGGGCAGAACCCGATGGGGCTTATCCAGCAGTTGAGCGGGCAGAATGCCCCCATCATGCAGGGCTTGAACCTGATTCAGGGTAAAAACGAAACGCAGCTCAGGACGATGGCGCAGAACCTCGCCAAAGAGAGGGGCATCGACTTGAACCAGCTGGCAAGCGTACTGAATTTGACGCTTCCGAAGTGAGGAGGTTCTACAGTGGACGATATCGAAAACAGCCATTCCGAAAAAGATCTTGACATCAACAATCTGTGCGGCGATGACAAAATATGGGTTCCTTTAATGCTCGGCTTTATTTTTGGGACTGCCAGCAAAAAGTGGGATGACCCAGAAGACGAAAAAAACAATCCTCCAAGCTGATTTGATAATCCCAAAATAAGCATCCCTCTAAGCGAAACGCTTCTCAGTTTTGCGGACTTGATAAAAACCGCTTTTGTTTGGCTTCGCCCATCGCACACGGCGGTGGGATAGCATAACGCAAAACTGAAAGGAGTTTTTTATGGACGATTTTGCAACTGGCTATCTGGCTGGGCAGGATGGCGGCAATAACGGCGGTGGCTTCTTCGGCAACGAAGGCCTGTGGGCGGTTATTATCCTCGCTATCATCTTCGGCTGGGGCACAAACGGCTACGGTCGGAACGGCGGTGACAACGGCATGAACAGCTACATCCCTTATCTTGTCGGCACTGGCGCAACCGGTCAGGGCGGTGCAGACACTCGTGCGGCTCTGTCTGAGGGCTTCTACCAGCAGGACACTTCCCGTTCTCTGGCTGGCATCCAGAGCGGTATCTGCTCTCTGGGCTATGACCAGCTGGCGCAGATGAACACCCTCAACGCTGCCGTTGCGGGCGGCTTTGCTGGTACTAATCAGGCGATCTGTCAGCTCGGCTACCAGAACGCACAGCTCGTGAACGGTTTGGAACGCAGCGTGTCCAACGGCGACAACGCCATCAACCTTGCTATTATGCAGGAGGGCAACGCACGGCAGGCCGGTCAGACCGCACTTGCCACGCAGCTGGCATCTTGCTGCTGCGAGAACAAGCAGCTCATCGGCGACCTGAAGTACACCATCGCAACGGAGGATTGCGCTACCCGGCAGGCTATCGCAGACAACGCCCGTGCAGTTATCGACAACTGCAACGCGAACTACCGCGCTATGATGGACTACTTCACGCAGGACAAGATTGCCACTCTGACCGCTGAGAACCAGAGCCTGAAGTTCGCCGCTTCTCAGGATCGTCAGAATGCGCTTTTGACCACCGTGATGTCCCAGCAGACCGATACCATCCTGAACCGGGTCAATCCTCGTCCGATTCCCGCTTATCAGGTGGCAAACCCTAACATGGGCGTGAACTGCTGCGGCTGCTAACCTACACACTCCCCGATAACACCGGGTGAACCATCGGGGCAGGGGTAAAACACCTCTGCCCCTGATTTTTTAGGAGGAAACTACTATGGCTTGCAAAACAAGCTGCAAACTCTGCCCGCACTTGGTCATCAGTCAGGCAGTCACGTTTGCCGACGATACTCTGACTATCAACATCCCTGCCGGCGCATACCAGAACGGAGAGAAGTATTGCATCGTGGTTGCCCAGAGCTTGCCGGACACGACCACCATCAACGCCCCTGTGGTTATCACCATAGGTGCTGGCACGACCGCATACCCTCTGACCGACTGCAACTGCGCTCAGGCAACAGCCGAGAGCATCCACACCCGCACCCGCTACGCTACCCGTGTGGCAACGTCTGCAACCGGCACCGGCACGTTTAAGTATCTTGGCTGCTTCTGCCGTTCCCACGCCGGTGCGCCCGCGTCCATTTCTTGAGGAGGTATAGATTATGGGCAAGACTAATTTTCGCCGCATGATGATGCTCCGCGACCACGACAAAGACCGTGAGCCGGAACGTGACCGCCTTGAGGAAGAGCGCGATCGCAGGGAGCGTGAGATGGAACGCCGTCTGCGCAAGCTGGAAGATGGCAGCGACCGCTATCCCTATTATCCGCAGGAGGAGAACCGCTACATCGACCCCTACCCTATCCCCCGCTACCCTGACGTAGAGTATGGGCGCAAGATGCCGCAGATTGGCTTTTCGCAGAACGGAGACTGGGATAAGCGGTCTGGGCAGTATGAGCATGGAGGTGCGGACAGCCGCTCCATCAAGATGCCACGCAAGCACCTCACCCACGATGAAGCAGAGGAATGGTGTGACAGCATGGTGAACGCTGACGGCACGAAGGGCTGTCACTGGACGCTGGAACAGACACAGGACGTTGCCAAACAGCGCAATATCACCTGTGACCCGAACGATTTCTGGGCTGTCATGAACATGATGTACTCGGATTATTGTCAGGTTGCAAAGCGTCAGTCCGTTGACACTCCGGGCTTTTACGCTGACATGGCAAAGGCGTTCCTTGATGACACGGATGCTGTAGACGGCAAGGCGTATGCCTATTGGGACTGCGTGACAGAGAAGTGAAACAAAAGAGGGGGTCTGCCCAATTTTGGGCACACCCCCTCTTTATTTACTATCAGCACTAAAAATTCAGTTATGACCAGCGCCGAATTGGGCTTTGATAATTGGCGGCTGAAAATTCAGCCGTCAAATCAGCCTAAGTCAATCTGGTCTTTTGATGCCGCAACGGACAGGTTGTAGATGTATTCCCCTGCCGTGAATCCGTGCTTGCGTGCTTCTCTCGTAACAAACGTCCGCTCGCTGTCGCTCATAAGGATTGTGATTCGCTTGCTACGTTTGCCGTCACCTTTCTGCCCTTGATGGGAAGTGTAAGGCTGAATCTCCATCGTGCGCTTTGCATCGTTGACGGACAGGTTAGTAAGCGCAATCATAATCTGCTGGTTTTGCTGTACGATGGCTTGCAGAACTTCCGTGTTCTTCATCAGCACTTGCAAGATTGCATCATTCTGCGTGTCAGGCTTGTTCTCCTGCGGAGCAAGGCCGTAATAGCCATCCTTTCGAAGAGACGGAAGAACGTCGTCAAACACCCAACTTTCAAACTTCTCTGCGCCGGGCAACTTGCTGTGGGTGATAAGACGGTAAACGTCTCCTTCCGGGATAAAGCTCATCTCCTGCACACCACTATTTGTAGGCGCATAGCGTTTCGTTACGCCCTTGCAGTGGTCAAAAACAGCCTTGCGGGGAACTGCATACCCAAGTGCTTTTGCAACGTCAGAAGCACAGAAAAGAATCTTTCCATCTTCTTCAATCGTGCGGAGCTGGCCAAAGTTACTATTCTTAAAAACGTGAAGTGCATTACATTTCTTGTTATCCATTATATCCTCCATATTCAACTGTTTGGCATCTTCCATGCCGACCTCATACGCCTTGTAAGTGATTCGAGATAATGCTTCTGCAATCTCGTAATCATCCTTATTGAGCGAACGACCATTGCTGTTTTTCTTGAAGTTTTCGAGAATCTCTTCTTTCGTTGCCGGAATGTTCATTAGCTTTACCACAAAAATCTTGCTTGTAATGCAACTATGAAGATGATATAATGGATTTATCACCCATAATCGCATGGAGTGTAATCCCTTAAACTGTCTGTTACTGCCAAGTTCCGAACAGTTTAGGGGATTTTTTTATTTTTGATGTTCAAGCCATTGCTGGACAGCTTCACGAACAGCTTCTCCTTTAGAAATGCCGTTTTTTTGACAATAATCCGAAAGCTGCTTGTCCGTGTTCACGTCCAAACGGACGCTTGTACGAACACTGTTAGGGTTTTCCAGCTTTGGTCTTCCCATTTTTGCACTCATGCGTTCACCTCCACTTTTGAGCGCACATTAAGTATACTATTTGTGTGCTTAAAAGTCAATACCTAATACTGAAAGATACGATACGGCGGGGGGCGTTCCGTTTCGGAACCCCCTTTTTTAATCCTCCAAGAAATCCTCCAACTCAATCTTCCCGTCTGCCGCAGCAGCAGCCAGAGCGTACACAAACTGCCCGATGGTCATTCCGTGCCGTCTGGCTTCACGGTTGATATACTTGCGTTCTTCCTCGCTCATAAGGATGGTAATGCGTTTAGAACGCTTGCCGTCACCGCTTGCAACACCTTGATGCGATTCCGGCATCGGGAATTTTTTCTTTGTCAAGCCAGCTTCAGCCAGTGCGCCTGGCACATCGCCTTGTTCGATAAGACGTTGAACTTCTTTCGCCTGTTTCAGCTTCTTCGGCTTACTTTCGCCTAACACAGCATCACTCGGCTGGCTTTCGCTGTCTTTGGCTTGCTTCGGCTTAATACTGCTTAATTCCACTTCACTCGGCTGTGCATGGCTGTCTCTGGCATCACTAGGCTTAATTAACTCTCGTTCGGCATTATTCGGCTTTGTTTGGCTTACTTCTTCTTCCTTTGGCTCACTTCGGCTTAATGTCTGCTCCGAAAAAATAGGCTGGAAGTCAAACCCGCCCAACAAGCCGGATGTTTTTTTGCTGGTTGACTTCATTCTTCTTCATCCTCCATCTTTGCTCCGCAACAAGCGCAAAATCTTGTCTCACGGTACATTTTCGGATAACGTGCAATTTTATAATGGCAGTTTGAGCATTCGAGCCAATTCCAATGTTCTCCATCCTCGTCCACTCGATGATGAACTTCCCACTTTGCCGTTTCTTTCGGCTGAATTTCATCCATCAATTTTACATGGCGAATCACATTTTCTAAAACATCGCATACACTTGCTGTTTCACTGCGAAATCTTGCTTGGTCAGCTTGGTTCTGCAAATAGTAATTTACGAGTTCTTCAGAATCAATTAGTCTCATTTTTATCACCCTCCACAATCGTCTCTGCCAACGCCTTGAAATCCTCTGCGCTGGTACTCTTTGCCGTGTCACCGCTAAACAGGCTGTGACGTTCTGCCTGCGCCTTACGAACGCCCATAGACGGTCTAATCTTTACGTCCAGCAGCCTTGTTCCCATGCTTTCTGCAATCACAGGGAGCTGCTCTACAACCTCTTTGGACAGGTTCTCACGGCTCTTGTACTGGTTCAGAAGCAGACCTTCAATCTTCAAAGTCGGGTTGAAGTATCTGCGCACATCGCCGATGGTCTGCGAAAGCTGGCTCAAACCAGCCAGTGCGTATCGGTCTGCCGTGATGGGCACGATGATGCTGTTGGCTGCGATCAGAGCGTTCACAAGTGCAAGACCGAGCTGCGGAGGAGTGTCCAGAACGATGTAATCGTACTGTGCAGACATGGATTCCAGTGCTTCACGCAGCCGAAAGTTCTTGCCCATGTCCCGGACAAGTTGTTCGTCAATGTCCTTCAATGCGCTGTCGGACGGAAGAATGTCACCAGCTTCACAGTGCTGGATTCCTTCTTCTACCGTGCCCTGCCGGGTCATTACATCGAACAGGGTACATACATCCTCTGTCTGTGCGCCGTAGGTGTCCGTTGCGTTGCACTGGGCATCACAATCCACCAGCAGCACTTTCTTGCCAAGCAACTGCAATGCACCAGCCAGACAGGTGCTTGTTGTGGTTTTCCCCGTTCCGCCCTTCTGGTTGGCGACAGCTATAATTTTTGCCATTTTATCACTCTTTCTTTATTCTTTCGGTGGTTCTGGTAAAGGCATCCAATGTGTCACGTTGCAAGGAAGTTCGCTCCCCGTTTCCAACCAATACCCATCGGATGACATGAATCCAAACATCATATCTGACGCATCGTCAAAAACAAGAACAGGCTCGCCAATAGATGGAAGCTCGTCTTTCACATTAATCCACACCGGGTATGTGTCAGGCACATCAAAGCTATCTGCATCAATAGAATCAAGACAAGTTCCGATACCACAAAGATACTCTCCATCATTCGGTCGGTGAAGTGCTTCCACTTCGTTGTAGTGGTTTTGCAGATAATCTCTTAGCTTGTCTGCATCAATCAGTCTCATACCTTCTCCTTTCTGCATCATCTGCTCAATGTGCTACATCTGACTACTCAAGATAATCGAAACCGAATGTCGCAAACTTGCTTAACTGAGAATCTTTGATAACCGTCCGAAGGTAAGCTTCTGGCACTTCAACATCCGGTTTGTCCTTTACGGCTTGCTCGTATGCGCCCTGCACAATGTTCACAACAGCATCCTTCTTCTTGTCTTTGCGGATATTCGGGTATTCAGATTTTATTCGCCTTGCAACAGACCTTGCAATGCTTGCACACTGCTTTTCGTCAACGCCCGGCATCAGGCTTGCCCAGTCAACATCTTCGTATGCGCCGTTTCTAGGGCTTTTTACAGGCTTTTCGTTGTCAGAGACGTCTCTTAATGGAGTTGTCTCAATCTCGCTGGATTCGGCATCTATGACCGGCTCAGAGCGTTTTATCTTTACGTCAAAGATAATCGATACTATTCTGTGCCCAACAGTCCGTTTTTTATACGACACAGAAATGTCGGATATTTCATTGATTTCAGCAACAGCGACATCCAATACTTTTGCTCTAAAAAATTTGAACTGGTCATAACTGCTTGCTGTCGCACCAAGTTGCTCTTTCAGCTTCTTGATGCTGATTTCATGCCCCTTCGAACCCATGTTCATCCAGTCCCGAAGAATCGAATAGAGCAAGATGCTATACTGAGACTTCATACTTGCCGTGTATCGCAAACGATACCGAACATACCCTTTTTCTGCAATATCAAAGAACACTGGTTGCAACAGAGGGTTACATCTGATCGAGACCATGTATGTAAAACATTCAGGGTCGAACCGAATCTGCGCCATAGCAAACAGGGTGTACAGAGTGTATTCGTCCTTCCCTTCAAGAGGGACGGCTACTGTGTTCTCAATGAAGTGCCTAAGCTGTTGCTTCAAATCTTTACTGTTCAGACGGATACCCAAAAAGTCGCAGTATTCTTTCAGCGTGAACTGAACAGTTGCACTTTCAGGGTCGCGAGGGTTGATTCTTGACAAGTATACTTCCAGCAGACGAAGTTCTCCAGCGGTATAGTCCCTGAACTTTGCCCACACAAGAGCCTTGCTCTTTTCCACGAGATTGTTCATTGACAAGTCTCCCAAGTTCTCACATCCTTCCCACTTGTTGATACCAGTATATCACAGTATGGTTGAATTATCAAGTGTTCATTTCTACCATCATGCAGATTTTTTATACCTGTCCGTGCAGATTTTGTATACCTCTATGCAGTTTTAATATACCTTCGTGCAGATTTGGTATACCTCCTTACATATATTAAACAAGATACTAAACAAGAGAGATAAATAACATCTACTAAATAGCAAAGAAGCAGACACTTTTCAACACACACGTCTTGAATTTTCAAATCTTGTTGAAAACAACAGCATCCAAAGCCAATAAATGCAAGCAAGAAGCAAGCCGAGAGGCGCACCATCTACGGGTAGGTGCATTAAACGAGGACAAAAAGTGGATGGAAAGGTATACAAAAACTGCACGGAGCATTCTTTCGATAGCGATTTTATTGCGCAAAATACAAATATACGATAATACGTTATTATTGCGCAATCATGTTCAACTATGCGTACACCATGTATGAACTAAAGGTATACTAAATCTGCATGAAATGGAACAAATGTGCGCAAAATTAAACGTGTTTACGTTGTTAGTATTTTATAACGTGTACAAAAAGTGGATGAAAAACTTTTAAGCCAGTGTTATGGGGGACGGATTGACGAACCACTCAATCGCAAACAACAAATTAACGCTAATCCGTCATTTATTCCGTGCGAATGTTGTCGATTTACAGCCTATGGGGGACGGATTGACAAGGTAAATTTAACCGATAGGTGTACAAAAAGTGGACAAAATGTCCCTTAAAAACTGCGATAATTCGACAATCAGCGCAAAATGTTTTCTTCGTTGATGGTATAAGAATCGTTTCGCTTCATGGCCGCAGCTTCCCCACAGTCCTGCGCCTGATATAAAATCTGCATATTGGGTTGTGTTCCGTCTGGGTCTGGGTCGGTTTTGGTGGCCTGTGCCATTTCATAATGACCTGTGACGGTGCGGCAGACGGACACGCGATCACGCAAAGTCGTGTGAAGGTTGGCTACCATTTCGCACAGAACGGCAAGGTAATCTGAGCCGTGATTGCCATAAATCAGATAGCACAGCAAGTCAATTTCTTGTGGATGGGCTTCTTTGATATGCTCTATCAGCGCATCTCTCTTTCTCTCGGTGCTGGCATCGCCAGCCAGGCTTTCCAATAATCCGGGATGCAAACAAGTGTCTATGTACGGCTTGGCCGCAACACCGCAGCACACAAACCATTTTATGATAGTAGAAGCATCTGGGGTCATTGTCCCTTGCTCATAACGAAAAATGGATGTTCGGCCTATACCCATTTTGTTCGCAAGCTTCTGTTGGCTAAGTCCGGATTCTGCTCTTGCCATCTCTAACGCTTTTGCCACTCGTATCCTATAATCATCCATAAATACCCCTCTTTCGACAAAATGATACAAAAGCAAAGAAATTCAACTGATATATTGTTCAAAACGTGAAACAATAATTGAAAAAATTCGCTGTTTCATTGAAACAGCGAGATGTGGTATAACTGTATTGTCAAAAAATTCCAAATAGAAAGGAAACACAAAATGAAAGAAACTGCAATCTGGAACCATGAACGTATGCCAATCATCGACGGAATGCCTGCCAGCGTTCCCGATGGGGAGCCACACACACCTGAACCGTGGGAGGAAAACGAATGAACCGAACCGTAGATGCTCTAATTATTCCATACGCTCGCAGACGGACGCTGGAGCTTGTCCTGAGCCTTTCTGGATACGAAGCTGATAAAGATGCTTACCTCGAAGCGAAAGGCATCCTGGAACGTGCCGTAGCCGCCTTAGACGATGGACGCGACCCGGCAGATAACATCGAACGCATTGACGGACAGCTCGTAGAGCCGTGATTGGAGGAAAGATGGATAGGCGTTGTCCCTTTTGACTTGAACGCTCGTGGCTTCCCCGATGCAAAGTAACGGATGTGAAAAAAACGTTCGATTTTTTGCGAAGTTGTTCAAATTATATTGACTACACAACCAAAAGATGTATAATCATATCAAATGAACATCTGCACTTACCGATCGGGAGGGTATGCTACAATGAGCGAACAAGAAAGAGCTAAGATTGACCGATTTATTGCATGGCTACTAGAACATCCTGAAAAGATTCCAGCAGCGGAGCAAGCCCTAGACCTAGAATAACAGAAAACCCCTTGCGCAGAGCTACACCAGCCCGGCACAAGGGGTTTTTATTTTACCGGGTCAGAACCAGTCCCTCACATCTTCTCGATTAGGTTCATCAGCGCTTCACGCTGCGCTGTCGGCATAGATTCAAGTTTTTTTCTAATCCGCTCCACTGCTGCATCGACTTCGCTTTGCGGCTGTTGGGGCGGGTTTTCTTTTTGTTCGCCAGTGAGAAGGTAGTCTACCGATACGTTGAAGTAGGCTGCAATTTTAGAAAGAACCTCTGCGGACAGGCTCTTAGTTCTCCCGGCTTTCAATTCGGAAAGAAAACTACGGCGAATCCCGATGTTGGCACAAAGGGTTCCGTCTTTGATGCCCTCTTTTTCGCAGAGTGCATGGATGTTGCTGTACAAGTCCGACATAAGAACACTCCCATATTTGTGCAAGTATACAAATGCACAGAATTTTGTACAAAAGAGTTGACTTGTACAGATGCCTGTACTATAATACAGACATGGGCAGTACAGAACGCTGTACAATATGAACTCTCTACGCCCTTATATTAGTACAGTTTTCCGTACTTGTCAATAGATTTTAGCAAATGGAGGTGGAATTTTGAAAGAAAACTTCCGTTCCGGCTTTGAACTGGAAGTGAAGATGAAGCTGTTACAGCGAGGTATGAAGCAAACGGAGCTGATTCAGGCGGTTCAAAGCGATACTGGATTATTCCTTGATGATTCATACCTCTACAAGATTCTTCGTGGTGAGCGAAAGCCGGAGAAGATTATCCGGAGCATCTGCAAGATTCTGGAGATTGAGCAGAAGGAGGGATGAACATGGAACAGATTTTGACATTGAAGGTAGACCTCGAACACCCGGACGACGCGAAGTTCGCCATTGACAAGGCTGTGGAAGCCTACGAGCAGAACAAAAAGCACTGGGACGCTTTTGAACTCAACGAAGCAAAAAGCAAAGCACGAGATATTTTGTACGGCCTGTGCAACGATGGTTGCAGCATGATCTGGACGGTCGCCGATGGCACTGTTGGGTTGACGATCTGGAACGGTTTCAGAGACCTTGGCGTTGGTCAGTGCTATATGACCGAAGAAGGGCTGCATGATATCTGGGTCGAAAGGCTGGTTGCGCTGTGCATTGCCACAGGTCGGGAAGTCCCGAAGTTCATCACAGACAAGGCTGGTGAGTGTTGGTGACGAATTTTCGAAGGGCGCAAAGCCGCAAGCGCAGGCTGAAGCTGGCAATGGCTACTGGCGTGTCTCGAAACGATGCTAACAAGGTGATTTGGATGGAGAAGACCATCAATCAGTGCTTTGAACGCCACAATCGGGAAACTAGACTGAAAGAGGAGATACAGCGTGGAAGAAAAGTACTGTGAGCGCTGCGGTCTGTATCTTGGAGTGGTCAGATCGGCAAGAAAGTACTGCTCAGAATGCAAGCGCAAGGTTGACAAAGAACGTGACAGGGAGCGCAAGAAGGCAGCGCAAGAAAAAAAGAAGCCGGAAAAGACGTTTCCATCCATCGGAGAAGTGCAAGCCCTTGCGGACAAGCTGGGAAAGCATTACGGCGAGGTGTCGCAGATGCTCGCAACAGGGGAGCTGACCTATGAACGGTAAGTATTACGGAAAGCGGGAAATTCGCTGGCACAGCCGGGAGAAAGACCGGCTGGAACGCATCCAACGTAAGCGAAGGATGGCAAACGATGAAGAAAGCAATAAGCAACTTCAACAAAAGCAGTCCGTGGCAGAAACGCTGGAAAGAGCGTGAACCTTTAAGACTGAAACATATCGAGAAAGAAAGAGTGAGCAAAAATAAAAAAAATCAAGGTAAGAATCACATTCACCGAAGCAGTTCTCGGCACATGGCCTAGCAATCAGAACATTGCACGCGAGTTCATCGCCAGCAAGTCCCCGGATGCAAATACCATCGAGGACGAGGTTGCTGCTCTGGGCGCTGATGCTGTGGCAGATAAGGGCATGACCGTGTTCCCTCGCAACGAAAACGGCGAACCCATCTTGTATGACTACCAGATCAAGGGCTTCTTCAAGGATTCTTGCGGTATGCTGGGTCGTATCGGCGGCAAGACTGAGGCCGGAAAAAAGAAAGCCGTGAATGAATCCGGCAAGCTGACGGCCTACAAGAAGGTCATTGATGGTCTTATTTTCGTGTCTCCCCGCATGATTCCCATTCATGTGAACGGCGAGATTACCGAGTGCCAGCGCCCGCTTCGCGCCCAGACTGCGCAGGGCGAGCGCGTCAGTCTTGCCAACAGCGAGCAGATTCCCGCTGGTTCGACCTGCGAGTTTGAAATCGTTCTTCTGGACGATTCTCACGAGAAGGTTGTGCGTGAGTGGCTGGACTACGGTGCTCTGCGTGGTATCGGCCAGTGGCGCAACAGTGGCAAGGGGCGATATACCTACGAAATCCTCAATTAACCGCTATGGCGGGGTAGGGCTGTGCTGCACTCGGCGTGGAACGGCAACGGCATAGTGACGATTGGCTCAGAAATGCTAAGGCAATGCCTGGAGACGAAGCGACTTGAGCGGCAACGGCGATGCGCTGGTTTGATAAGATCTGCAAAGGCATGGAGAAGCAAGGCTCAGACGAGCAATGGAATTGCATAGACCCGACATGATTTGCTCCGCAACGGCACAGTTCGGAATTGCTGATAATAGCATGGCTATGGCATTGCCGCGAGACGTAGCGCAAAGGAAATGCAACGACTTGAGGTGACTAGCAATGGCAAGGAGTGGATTTGACACGACACGAGCAGAACGGCAACGGAAAGGCGCTGCTTAGAACCGAGATGCAACGGCTATGGATGCAAGGTGTAGCTTTGATAAGCAAAGGCATCGAACCGCGGCGACGTGCGACGCAATGGCAAAGAATAGAAACAATAGGCTAAGGCATTGAGTAGCTAGGAGCAGGACAGCAAAGGCAAAGCAATTCATCGAAAAGCAACGGCAAAAGCGAAAGGAGAAAAATGAAAGCACTTGTGGAAATCGCCCTGATCTGGGGCATCGTTCTGGCGTTGATTCTTGCAGCGTTCCTTTTGAACCTGTGGCTGGTGCATCTTGTTGAACTACTGGTTGGAGCAAAAGGCACATGGGGAATCATCGTGGCAGCCGCTGTAATGGCAACCGGATGGATTTTTAATTTTGGCAGCAAAAAGGAGAACCAATGAAAACTTTGAAAGGAACAGCATTGTCCATGATCGGTCTGGTCGTGGCAATTGCAGCAGTCGGGTGCGGTGACACGATTCAGGGCTGTCAGACCACCGCACAAATGTTCGGATGGGTGGCCGTGTCGTGTGGGCTTCTTGCAACGGCTATCGTCTTGTGCGCGCTGGCTGTTAGCGCTGAAGAGGAAGAACGCAGCGAACGCGAGCGCCGAAAAATCAAGCGTGTTGCCAACCACACGAACGAGTGGAGGGATGCACAATGAAATGCCCGTTATGCGGTAGTGACAACATCACAACGGTTGACAGCCGGTCTGACCACGACAGCATCGTTCGCCGCAAGAAGTGCATTTCCTGTAACCATCGGTGGTCTACCATCGAAATCGACAAAGACCAGTGGTACAGCGCACTGCAAATCAAAGAGGAACGCAAGAGAGGAAGACCCAAAGATGATTAGCCTTGACAGATTCGGTGGCGTGACAGAGCCGGAGGACGGCGTATACTTCATGACCAACGAGCAGGTGGCGGAAGCGAAAGAAGCCGACCGGCTGGCAGCGATTAAGGACTTGCAGTCTGAAATTGAGGACAGGGAAGCAGAGCTGAAAGACCTCCGCGCACAGTTGGCAGACCTGATGGCTGGTTGATTTTGTACAGCCAAGTTAAGCCGAAGTAAGAATAATGAAGCCTAATGAAGCCGAAGAAAGGAAAGAAAAATGGCAGTATTAGTAATGGTCTATGGTCATTCCGGCAGCGGAAAGTCCGCTTCGCTTCGGAATTTTGACCCGGAACAGGTGGCGGTTATCAACGTGCTTGGCAAGCCGCTGCCGTTCCGAAGCAGCATGAAAACGTACATTACCAATGACTACGGCAAGATTGATGCCGCAATCCACAGCACTAAGCGTAAGTCCATCGTCATTGACGATGCCACCTACCTTATGACCGTCGAGTTCATGCGGAACGCAAAGGTCGCCGGATACCAGAAGTACACCGACATGGCAGCCAACTTCAATGCCCTGCTGATGCGGGCGAAAGAGCTGCCGGACGATGTGATTGTCTACTTCTTCGGGCACAGCGAATGCGGAGAAAATGGTAGAGACAAATTCAAAACGGTCGGAAAGATGTTGGACGAGAAGGTCTGCGTGGAAGGGTACTTTACCATCGTTCTGAAAACTGTTGTACAGGATGGAAGATACCTGTTCAGCACTCGCAACGATGGGATGGACACCGTGAAAACCCCGCTTGGGATGTTCAACGATGCGCTGATCGAGAACGACCTCGCCGCCGTAGACAAAACCATCCGTGAGTATTACAACATTCCGGTTCAGCCGGATAACAAAGGAGAGTAACAGATGAAGAACATTAACTGGAATGACGTACAGGAAGCCACCGAGCGCCGCGACCTGCCTGTTGGCGGCTATGTTGCCGGTATCTGCAAGGCAACGGACGAGCCTGCAAAGGAGCGCTTGAACATCGAGTGGGAAGTCGCAGAGGGCGAGTTCAAGGGATACTGGCGCGAGCAGACCGCTTCCCTTATCGAGCGTGGCAAGCTGAATCCGGGCGAATGGGCATGGGGCGGCAAGACCATCAAGAGCTATAAGGAAAAGGCACTGCCGTTCTTCAAGGGCTTTATCACCGCTGTGGAGCAGTCCAATCCCGGTTATAAGTTCAATAACGATGAAAAGACCCTGCGTGGCAAGCTGGTCGGTGTGGTTCTCCGTGAGGAAGAATACATGGGTAACGATGGGAACATCAAGACGAAGCTTGTCGTTGACCGTTTCACCAGTGTTGACAAGATTCGTTCCGGTGACTATGAGGTCAGACCGAAGAAAACGCTGGCTGGTGGGTCTGGTTCTTCGCCTGATACCGGCGACTTTGCCGTAATTCAGGACAGTGAAGATTTGCCATTTTAAAATAACGCATCAACGTAAATTTCAGAAAGAGTGATAAGATGAGAAAAGAAATCGAAATCAATGTTAAGCACATGGTTTCACCTGATGCAACAAGTTGTGCATACGGAGAGGATGTTGATGGATATGTAATGGCTTGCCATTATCACGTCCGAAGAAACAGAACACACGGAAGAAAGGCTCCTATGGAATTTGACCTTCCTAAATGTCTTTTGTTTGAGTGCTGGCTTGATAAGCCGTTTCATAAATGCGAAGCCTGTAAACAAGCTTGCAAAGACAAAACGGACTGATCGCCTACCTTATATAAGAGCTGCGCTATCTGGCTGGACGGGCGTTTGGAAAAATGAAACACTTGGGCGACATCACAAAGATTCACGGCGATAAGATAGAGCCTGTGGACTGCATCACGTTCGGCAGTCCTTGCCAGGGCTTGTCTATGGCGGGAAAAAGGCTTGGATTTGACGACAACCGTTCCGTACTGTTTTTGGATGCCGCAAGAATCATTAAGGAAATGAGGACAGCCACCAATGGAATGTATCCAACTTTCGCTGTTTGGGAAAACGTCCCCGGAGCATTCAGTTCCAACGAAGGAGAAGATTTCAGAGCCGTGCTGGAAGAACTTGCCCGCGTGGAACAACCAGACGTTTCAATTTCTAGACCTCCGAGGGGGGGCAGATGGAGCAAAGCTGGAGCAATCGCCGGGAACGGATGGAGCTTGGCTTGGCGACAGCTTGATGCTCAATATTGGGGAGTCCCCCAACGCCGAAAGAGAATCGCTCTTGTCGTGGATTTTGGAGGACAACGTGCCGCAGAAATATTATTTGAGCGCGCGAGCCTGTCAGGGAATCCTGACGAGAGCATCAAGGCGTGGGAAGCAACTCCCGGACATTCTCAGACAAGCCCTTCTGGATGTGATCGAACAAGCGAGAAAGCCATCTATGACGCAAGGGGAAACGGCGATGGCAGAACTTGTCCAACCATAACAGGCGACCACGAAAACAGAATCACAGACTACACGGCTATTGCTATCGAACGCAAGACCTTTAACGAACAGTCTTTCAGTCACTACAAGGAAAGCGACAAATGCTCAACCTTGAAAGCGAAAGCGGGAAACATCGGCAATGGCAGCGAGTGTCTGATTGCAGAGAAAGCAATCCGTTGGATTGTCCGCCGCTTGACCCCTGTTGAATGCGAACGGTTGCAAGGATTTCCTGACAATTACACTAACATTGGTGACTGGACAGATAGCAAAGGAAAGAAGCACAAATACGCTGACAGCCCACGGTACAAGGCTCTTGGCAACTCAATCGCTTTGCCACAATGGTTTTGGCTGGTGCAGAAGATGCGTCCTTATCTGAAAGAGAAGCCCACGCTGGGCAGTCTGTTTGATGGTCTGGGCGGTTTTCCTCTAGTCTGGCAAAGAGCATACGGCGATGGAACCGCACGGTGGGCAAGCGAGATCGAAGAGTTCCCGATGGTTGTAACAAAAAGGAGATTTGGCGAAGAATGATTACTTGTTGTCTCAACTGCATATCACGATACACAGCTTGCCACGACACTTGCGAGAAGTACAAGGCAGAGAAGAAAGACTTCGAGGAGCGCAAGGCGTTCGTGCATGGGCTGAACCACAGCCAGAGCGTGTACCACCGTGATTATGAGGACAAGCACCGGGAACGTGGCAAGAAACGGTTTCTCGGAAGTGAATTTAGAGGTGAAAGATGATGAGAAATCCGTCTAAGAAAACGATGAAGCACATCGCTTCTGTTTTGAACAGCCATTGCAGATTTGATTCGAATAAACAGATTTTGGTTCCGTTTGAAAGCAGCCCACTTTCTTGTATTTGGTATGGATTCAAGCCACATAGCGGTAAGAAGATGGTTGGCTATATCCTGAAAGACGGTTACAAGTATCCGTGCGAAAAATCTATTATCCGAAACGGATTGATGGTGGAAATCAAATACCCGGAACAGATTTTCGCGCCCAGAGCATCATCCCTTGAGCTGGCAAAACAGATGACAGAAAGAATGATTAAGAGAGGAATGCTTTATGTTTATCCATACACATGGAGAAGAAAACGATGGACGGGTTGATTTATGAACACCGGCAAGCAGTTTGAAGCGGACTTCAAAGCATCCGTTCCAAAGGATGCGTGGTGCTACCGGCTGAAGGACAGTGCTGCAACCTACTACGGCGGCAACGAGAACCTGTCCTTTTCCATCGACAACATCTGCGACTTCCTTGTGTACCGTTACCCGATGAACCACCTGTTTGAACTGAAAACCATCGAAACGCCCTCTATCCCTCTGGAAAAGGTGTTCGGCAAGTACGACAAGGCAAAGTGCAAATACCGCAAGGAAAAGCACATCACGGACATGGTGGATGCAATGGAGTACAACGGCCAGACCTCCCATGTGATAGTCAATTACAGGGCGGTCAACCGCACCTTTGCAATCCCTGCCAACAAGGTTCTGGCGTTCCGATACAATGAGAGCCGCAAAAGCATCCCTTGGCAGTGGGCGGAACAAGAGGGGATAGAGGTCAAAGCAAAAAGGCTTCGTGTTCATTGGCGGTATGACGTGGATGCGCTGCTGAAAAGATTGGAGAAAGAGAATGCCAAATTGGTGTGAAGGAAAGCTCAAAGTCCGTGGGAATCCCGAAAACATCGTGCGCTGGTTTACGGATTGCGTGACTGTTTATGACCGCCCCTATTTCGACAAAAACAAGTTTCCGAATGGAGAGTGGGTCTACAACAAAATCCATGATGGAGCATTGCTCTCTTACGATGATGAGACATTCTACATCAACGTGAAAGACACCGCTTACATCGAGGGTACTATGAAGAACTTTGTCGAAAAGTTCTGCACTGAACAGATTGCTGATGGCGACAACGCAATTCTTGTTCTTCCTGTAATGGCTGCATGGTCGATGGAGCCTGAGCCATACGAAGAAATGTCTAAAAAGTATAGGTTGGATTTCAGATTCTATGGATTTGAAAGCAGTGGATGCGTAAATCAGGAGATAGAAGTCATTGAAGGTAAAACAACCATCAACCGTGAAATTCGATTTGATGATTACCGTTGGGAATGCGCAGACCCGCTAATGGGAGGTTGAAAACATGGAAATTGAAGTCGCAATTTGCGACCGATGCGGCGAGTGCTTTTCGTGGCACGGCGAAACAAACGGAATCCGAAAAGTAAAAATCAAAGAACGCGGCTATGAATGTTCGCCAGATAGGTCGTTCGTTCTTTGCCCCTCTTGCATGGCTGCGCTCAACGACTGGCTGAAAGGAGAGCAGAAGTGAGTAAGAAAGTTTCAGACATTCTGCCCAAGACCGAAATCTTGGCGCAGTTGGCAGAAGAAGCGTCTGAACTGGCACAGGCTGCGTTGAAGCTGCGCCGTGCGCTGGATGGCACGAACCCGACACCGAAGAGCGTAAATGAGTGCGAAAACGCTCTGATCGAGGAGTATGCGGATGTGATTGTTTGTATCTCTGCACTGAACTGCTCACCTGAATGGTATGAGGATGCCACAGCAATTATTGGAGCAAAGCGCACTCGCTGGCTCTCTCGTCTTGAAGCAAAGGAGAATAAAAATGGCTGAATATCATGTTGGATGTGGGATGTTTGGCATTTACGCAGGAACCGTAAAAGCAAATGGAAAAGAGTGGAAAGATAAAACTTGTGTTACGGATGAAGCAGTAGAAGCAGTTCGAGACTGGTTTGTTTCCAAAGCAGAAGAAGAAAAACAAGGCTTTTATGGTTATGCTTGGGATACCAAAGACGGGAAGACTGTGATCTTGAAAGTCACTATTAAAAACAAGGAGCAGCCAGATGAATAAATTCGGAAACTGCCCTTTGTGCAACAAACAGGTCAAGCCGACCAACCTCCGCAAAATCGCACGGCAGAACCAGTTGTACGGCTTTCGCATGGCTCTGGATGGCATCGCCGCCACATGGGGCGCACTGATTCAAAACCTTCGGTGCGATGCAGACCTGTCCGATGAACAGGTGCAGAAAATCATCCGCATTGGTGACAGGTACTGGGAGATGGTTGGGCGGTTCAAGAACGAGGACATGACACCTGACGAGTTTGCGGATTATATCACCGCAAAGTCAGAACAAGTCGAAAAAGAGCTGAGAGAAAGGTGGAGCTAATGGCAATGTTTTCGGTAGAGGACATTTCAGAGATTACTTCAAGAAATCCGAAGTTTTGTCGCATTAAAAGAGCCACGTTCACTTGCGACTTCTGCACCACTAGCGTCGATGTGTGCGATGAACGTATTGCAACTGCTCTAGCGGATAGCAGAAAAACTCCTAATTGCCCGATTTGCGGAAAGAAAACTATATGTAGTCTATATGAGTTTCAATCGCACGAAAATCCAAACATCATAGAGGATGTTAGATGGAGGTAACAATGTTTGAATTTGTAACCCGCTGGCTGGTCTGCTTAGTCCTGCTGGCGGTAGTAGTTCAGTCTGAACGGACAATCAAGAACATGGCGAACAGCCTGTTTGAAAAACAACAGGCAATTCTTGTCTGGCTGTTTATCAACGCGTGTCTGGTCGTTTGTACGGCAGTTGTGATGGGGTGGAAATAATGGAAATTTGCGACATTGAGAGAAAAGAAATCAATTTTGGGTGTCTGGAGTATGGAGATGTGTTTGAGATTAACGGCGAAATTCTCGTGAAAGCTAACGTGAACCTTTCGTTAAGTAAATTGTCTGGCGGTGTCAGCTTTACTGCCCAATGAAGATGACCAGCAATCCGCTTGGGCGGTGCGTATGCGAGAAAGAAAAGTGCGCTTGGTGGCGACAGTTGGACAACTGCTGCTCCGTCTGGTGGATTGCAACCGAGCTGGATAAAATCGAAACGAAAATGAAGAGGTGATAACTCTTGGCAACACCCCCGAAGCGTGGTCGTGGCAGACCGCCGCTGACCGAAGCTGAAAAGAAAAAGCGTGAGAAGCGAGCGCAAAAGGCAAAAGAAGAAGCCGCCGCAAAGCGCGAGAAAGAGCGTGAGAAGAAGCGGATACAGAACCTCAACAAGAACAAGAGCATCCGTTCACAGGTCAGTAAAAAGGTAAAGGAGCAACAGGCGTTGGCTATCGAGAAGCTGAAGATGATGAACACAGGGGATTTGCAGTCAAGAATCGGCGATGAAGAGGACAAGAAAGTTGTCGGCATGATTGCCGCAAAGTATTTTGGTGACCTTCCGAGCGTGGATATGAACAACCCCATTGAAGTGCAGCAACGTCTTGATTTCTTCTTTGACGCTTGCATCGAAGCCAGAATCTCCCCTGTGGTGGAATGGATTGCACTGGTGCTTGGCATTGAATGGCCTAGCCTGAGACAGATTATGACAGGCAAGCGCCGTGACGACAGCTTGCAGCAGAAGTACATTCTGAAGCTGATTCTGCAAATGCAGTCCATGTGGGCATATAACGGTATGTACGGTCAGGAGAACCCGGCAGAGTGGATTTTCCGAGCCAAGAACTACTTTGGTATGCGTGACAACGTGGAAGTTGCCATTGCCCCGCCAGAACAGCCGTTGGGCGATGCCCAGAGCGCAGAACAGTTGGCTCAGAAGTACCAGACGGCTTTGCCGAAAGGGATTGACGTGGAGTTCAAAGAGGTAACGGAAAATGAAAAAACGGTTGGTTGACTTCTCCGACCCGATTCTGTCAGCGGCGCTGTTTATCTTGCTGAAAGACCGTACGACCGGCAAAAACATCATCTGGGCGACAGAGCCACCGCCTGAACTGGGTGCGGGCTTTGCGGATGAAATCACGTTAGAACAAATCAAGAAATGCCCGCCAGTGCCACGAGTTCTCAAGCGTCTGGATGAGCAGAAAAAGAGAACCAAAGCAAAAGCAGAGGTTTTCACTCCTTCTTGGGTCTGCGAAAAGATGATAGACATGGGCGAAGAAAACGGTGCGATGCCCGATATGAAGAAAGAGCCTATCAAGTACATCCATTCGACAGTCCTTGAAATCACCTGCGGAGAAGCACCATTCCTTGTGAACCGATACGACACGGTAACAGGCAAAAAGATTCCAGTACCAAGGCGGAAAGGACTGTTTGACCGCAAACTGAAATGTGTAAACAACTGGTTTGATTGGAATGTATGGACATGGCACGATGTAGCAGAGGACGCAGCGACGACTACATACGGCTATGAGTGGCAGGGTGATAGCCTGTTGCTTGCAAGAGCAAATATGCTCCTGACATGGCGAGAAAACTTTAAGTGGCTGTTCGGCATAGAGCCTGACGCTGGGAAGGTTCGCAACATGGCTGCTATCATCTCATGGAACATCTGGCAGATGGACGGTTTGAAAAAGACCGTGCCGGGCACGGACATTCCGTGCAAAATCAAAAACTGGAAAACAGACAAAGAAATCCTGTTTAAGGACGTTGGGGAGGATGACTAACATGGGATTGTATAAAGTGCCTGTTGAATGGAGAGAACGTGGATATTTACTTGTTCACGCTTCTACTCAAAAAGAAGCAGCTAAAGTCGCAATGAACGGTCTCGACATATACCCTTTGCATAATCAGCCGATTGGTGGAAGCCTTAAACTTGCATTTCCAGAAGGCTCCGAGACTGAATATGTTGCAAGGGTAGCGCCGGGTTTTGAGGAGGACGACTAATGCAGACTGACAGAGGAATATACCACAAGCGAGTATGCGACCGCTGCGGAGCAGTTCTGGGCTGCAGGATGATGAACCCTGACGAATACTTCAAGGGCTGGGCGTGGCGCAGGGACACAGGCGACCTGTGCCCGGAGTGCTATGAAGAGTATAAGCGAATGATCGGGCGGTTCAACAGGGGAAAGAGAGGGCAAAGAAGATGAAAAAGTGCGCTCTTTACAGATGCAAACAGTGCTTTGCAACCATGACGGACGAAGGCGATGTCAGAATCGACAAAGACATTGTTGATTGGATGTTTGAAAACGAAATGGAAGAAAGCAAAATTGGGTTTATCGCAAAAATTCAAAATAAGCGATAAAGTCCTCATTCATCGTTGTGACAATAACACTGTTGGCTTATGCGAGTTTATCGGATGGAAGGAGATAGAGAAATGAATTTCTACTGCACTACTGAACATTGCTCTTGCATGGGCATTAAACAGTTCTCTGCTGGCAAGGCTATCCGATGCACAGCAGAATCCTGTAAGAACAAATCCGAGCCGTCCTGTGGCTCTTGCAAATGGTACGCAGAGCCGGAGGGCGTGTGCGTGAACGACAAGTCAGAACACGTTGCAGACTTCGTGTGGGACGAACGCGGATGCAAGGAATGGGAGAAAAGAGAAAATGGCAACTAAAGATACGCTCATCATATTTGTTCTTGGGTCAATTATAACATTATTCGTTGGAGCCTTTATTACGGTTCTTGAAATGTTTCTTTGGGATATGACCGATAGCATTTCATTTGGATGGTCATGGAAGCATCCAGAACGCTTAACAATTATTCATGCGATAATAGTGGCAGCTATCAACGCCGTTACCTTTTGCGGTGGATTTTTGGCTGTATGGCTGGCGAAAGGATGAGAAAATGAGCTATGATATTTCACTGTGCGACCCAGTAACGCACAAACCGCTCAAAGCAGATAGTACGCATTTTATCGCTGGTGGTATGCGCGCTATGGGCGGAACGAAAGAACTGTGGCTCAACGTCACCTATAATTATGGTCACTTTTATTATCGACCGGAAGTGTTTGGGGATGGCGGCATCCGCTCCATCTACGGCAAAACAGGGGCTGAAAGCATCCCGATGCTGGAAAAGGCGATTGCAGCACTGGGCGATGATGTGGACGATAGCGACTACTGGCACTCCACAGAGGGCAATGCAAAACGTGCCTTGTACGGTCTGCTGGCGTTTGCAAAGATGCGGCCTGACGGTGTATGGGACGGAGATTAAAGGAGGAAGGGCAATGCTTGATATTGCATTAAAAGCAGTTCAAATCATAGCTTGCGCTGTTATTGTGATTCTCTTGATTTTTCACAATGCGCTAGAAAAGCAAACGTCTATTTGCGACCGGTGCAAGAACCTATATTGTAAGCGTTCCGCAAGAGATAGAGAATATTACAGATACGTTTGCAAAGTGCCGTTCAAAAAGCCGTTTGACATTCCACCTGAATATTGCGCAAATTTTGAAGAAAGGAAAGACAATGGCTAACACACTTTGGCATCCAGCAAGCGAACCACCGAAAGAGCGAACGACACCTTTGTTGCTTGCGACTAAGACAACGTGGCGTGATAAAGATGGAAAAATATTGCAAGGAATCTTGCCAACAGCATACTTTCTAGGCTGTTACGCAGACGGTCAGTTCTGGGACGAGATAGGCGAGAGACTGCCGGAAGATGTGACGGTGACGCATTGGATGGCGTTTCCGATGGTATGAGGTGGTATGTGTGGAGAGCAAAATTGTTTGGCATTCTCTTAAAAAAGAAGGATACCCGCCACTGTTTGACAATGGAAATGGCTACTTTTCATCTGGAAGGATTTTGCTGTCTGGGCTGTATTTTGATTTTTTCAAAGGGAAGATAGACAGGACTGTGTCATGCGGAGGACTTGTAAAAGACCTTCGGCATGGAATGCCAGAATTTGATTGGATGAACGATAACGGGTGTTGTTTGCATCACTCAAAAATTGAATATTGGGCGTATATGCCAGAACCGCCTGTGGAGGAACAAATATGACAAACAAAAAGTTTGGCATCATCATTATGGACTTGAGCCTTTTCGACTTTGGGCCGAAGCCACCTTGTGGATACATTAAAGCAAAACATATCCGACCAGCGTACGGCAAAGGCACAAGACCTGTAAAGGCGCATAAGCGAATCACGAGAACGAGAGAGGGGTTCAGAAAATGACAGAACTTAAGAGATGCCCGTTCTGCGGTGCGGAACCGCCGACTGTAAAAGTGATTCATCCACTCAATGTTGACATGGCTAGTTGGGTAGTCTGCGGAAAATGCGGGGTGAGCACTTCTGCAACATTTGGCAAGGAAAAAGCCATCGAAGCATGGAACAAACGCTACAAAGAGGATTGAGTATGGACAAAAAACGAGACAGCTTTACATTCCAAAAATATTATTTTGAAGCCATCTCCACACTCAAAAGTAAAGAGAAGTTGGAACTCTACGATGCAATCTGTGCATACGTTTTTGAAGAAAAAGACGCAACTTTGAACTCAAAAAAAGCAGAATCTTGTTTCATTTTGATTAAACATCTGCTCGATGAAGAATCAAAAAGAAGCGATATTGCGTCAAAAGGATGGTCTACACGAAAGTCATCTCATCCTCATGTCATAAATGAGATGAAAGTCAGCTCATCTATGAGTTCAAAGTCAGATGACAATGAGCCAATTGTATCAATTGACGGTCAAATGAACGTCAAGACCCTGCCGGAGAGTGCAGTCAAAAAGAAACCTGACATCTTCTCAGACTTTGCTCATGGCGATAAAGCCCTGCTGGAATCCTTGCGAGAGTTCGCACAGATGCGTACAAGAATCAAAAAGCCTATGACAGACCGGGCAAAGCAGATGCTCTGCAACAAGCTGGAAAAGTTTGATCGGCATGACTGGAAAGCTATCCTTGACCAGAGCATCTATGCTGGATGGCAGGACATTTACGCATTGAAACAGGATGACCAGTACGAGCAAAGTACGGAGATGGAGTTTCATAGACTATGACAATGGACGTTCAAACGGTGTTTATCGGTGCGCTGATGCTCTGCAAGCCGGGCGTTGTGGATGAAATCATACCAGACCTTGAACTTGACTTGTTCAGACCTGAGCTGAGAGACGCTTTTGCGGCTGTTAAGGGCTATTGGACGGCTAGGGGTAAGATAGATATAGTTGAGATAAACACGCAGCATCCAGACGTAGCGCAGACGCTCTTGGCGTGTGTACAAACCTGTGAATCAGAGTGTGTACGAATTGACAGGGAGCAGATGCAGCGTTGGGCACAGCTTATCAGAGAACAGGCTGCACTCACTCGTGTGCAAGGCCTGGCATTTCAGATGACCAGCGAGCTTACCGATTATTCTGATCTATCAGACATTTACCAGAAGATGGGCGAAGCAATGAGCCTGAAAGCTGAGGAAGAAGATGCGTGGACATACGAGGATGTGCTGAACGACTATGTGCTTCACATGGACGAGAAGCCTGTGTATATCAAGACAGGCCTAGAGCGTCTGGATGAAGCGCTGCACATCTCACCGGGTGATTTCATCATCATCGGTGGCAGACCGTCTGCGGGCAAGACAGCCCTGTCTCTGCAAATAGCAGCAAGCATGGCAAAGCAGGACTATACCGTGTACTATTTCAGCTTAGAAACCAGCAAACGTAAGCTGGGCGCACGTCTGATGGCCAATCAAATATACTGCCCTCTGGACACGGTGAAAAATAAGGCGGTCAGCTTGAATGAGATTGACGGACAGGCAAAGAACATGAAGATGCCCCTATATATCCGCTCCGCTGCCGGAAAGAACGTGGCGTGGATGAAGGCTCAGGCTCTTCGTAAAAAGGCTCAGGTCATCTTCGTAGACTATCTTCAACTCATCCACGAAACAAGCGCAAAAGACAGATATGCCGCCATTACAGCTATATCCATTGCCCTGCACGAACTGGCACAGACCACAGGCATTGTTGTGGTGGCACTGGCACAGCTTAATCGAAACCCATCCAAGCCCGGAGCAACGCCTACTAACTCCGACTTGCGAGAGAGCGGACAGATTGAACAGGACGCAGATGCAATTATCCTTCTGTCCGGCGATAACCCCGACAAGTACCTGTTCCGACTAAGCAAGAACAAGGAAGGCGAGATAGGCGACCTTCCCATTACGTTTAACAAGCAGATTCAACGATTCCAAGAGTACACTTGGATGGATTGAGCACATGGGCTGTCAGCAATGGCAGCCTTTTGCATATACGCGCACAGAAGCCCTACAAACGCTTTTAGCGGTCAGACGGCAAACTTATCGACTGAACACGGAAAACGGCTCTGGCACGGCTCTACGGGGCTGTGAGCGCATTGTAGAGGTCTACTACTATTGTAGGAGGAAAAAATGCAGTACATGACAGCCGATACAAAGGTCAATGGGTACATGGTCTACCCTCGATTCCTCTCGACTATTGGCGTTAGCCCAACAGAGAAAATTGTTTACATTTACCTGTTCAATCGTGCAAGGTCGTCACAGAGGGCAAGCAGAAGCGGAAAGTTTGCTGACCAACTAGGGCGAGTATACATCGTGTATCCCATCAAAGACCTTGCTGCCGATACTGGATTCACAGAACGATGGGTCAAGAAGTCTCTGAAAGAGCTGGAAGAAGCCGGGTTGATCGAGCGCAAGCGTGAAGGCAAGAACAAGCCCGATAAGATATACGTCAAAGTGCCGAAAGAATCGTCAAGGAGCGAAAAGGGAGGTGAACAATCATTCACCTCTGAGGGGAACGATGCTTCACCTGTGAGGGGAACAATCGTTCACCTCCTTAATATAGAAGAAAAGAAAAGAAAAAAAGTTATTAAGAAAGCGGGCGACCCGCCCGATGGGAACGCCAGAACGTCGGACTTCGAGGATGTGAGCGAGTATTTTTTGGATGCCGGATGTGAGAATAGGCTTGCCAGCAGGTTCATGAACTACTATGATGAAACAGGTTGGATGACCAGGACCGGAAAGCCTATAACAAACTGGAAGGCTTTTGCTGATATGTGGATTGACAGAGAGCAAGAGAAGCAACAGTACAGTGAATTAGAGTTCAATCGCCTGTAAAGGTTCTTTCTCCCTACAACCCTCTATCTCCAAAAGCTATACCGTTAGCCAGCAGAGCAGACCGTAGGCAAGAACTAGCGTGAGGTTCGGACTGGTGGATAGTCTACGACTATTTCACATGGAGAATTGACTTCATTTTGTAGTCGGTTGGATATGTATAAATGTTGCATATACTATTCCTAGCAGAACGCTATGAATTGAGCTGAATACTATAGTGCGTTACTGGGAATTAAATCGAGCAGGAACAGACCGAATCGGATGATACGACTATTCCAGCGAAATAATAGTTAAAAAGATTGAGTAATTATCTGCGACTATTATAATAAGTACGATTATTAAAGATTTTGAGGTAATGCAATGGGGATTAAAATTGATAGGTGTCTTGACACATATTGATTTTTTGGTGGTCGGATGGCTTAGCGACTATTGCATCTCTCTTTCTCTAAAAGGCGAACGACTATTTCACACAAAAAATACACGACTATTTGGCGATAATTCGCAAGAAAATGTTAAGACTATTGCTCTGCGACTATCAGCGGACAGCTCGTTACTATACTATATATAGGACTTTTGAATACTTGTCATCTGACGACTTTACGACTATTCTACGACTATCCGCCGGGAGAAGCCACGACCATTAGCTACGACTATTCCAGAAGTTGTTACGACTATTTCAGCTGGAACGCTGCGACTATTGCTGACCTCTATTAGCTATCGGGCGAAAGCCCGAAAAGAGATACGGCGGTAGCCATTAAGGGTTCCGCGCCGCCGTGCCAGGGAAAAAACATAATGCCAGGCGTGGGAAGTATCGGCACATCGCCGGGCTGGCATGGTTTGCGGCCTGCTGCACCGCCTGGCATGGATCTATAACAGGACGCACCCCTGCACCCTTATATACATTATTATAATGGGGCGGCTGTGCTGACCTGTACAGCGTCCGACGTGGTATCTAGTATCTGGTATGCGCTGGAGGTGTTGCGGCGCTGTGATGTGCTCCAGTGTGGCGCAGGCGGTATTATAGCCGCTTGTGTCGGTCTGGTATCTGCGGCGTTAGAATGCGGCAAATAGCCGGAAAGACCCCTGTAAAGCTCTGTATGCCGTTTTGCTGCGTGGACGGTATAACTTGCATGGACAACACAAAACGCGCTGTAAACGCTTGTATGGGGATGTATTGTATAAGGGCAAAATAAAAGCCCTGCACCCTCAGCAGATGCAAGGCAAAAGAAAAAACCCCGCCACGTGGGCGGGGCTGAGAATTTTATTAGTGCCATTCAATCAAGCGTTTTGTGCGTTTCAGTCCTGCTAACGTATAATCCCCGCTGACATTATCCCACACACGGGAGCGGGTGTTATAGGCGTATGGATAAAGCGTTGTCTGATTTGCGCTATCCCAATTTACGGCGTGATGTACTTTTCCGGTTTCGTCATCCACATAAATGCTAAGGCCGTTGATTTCGTGCTCTGTATAGGTTTTCATAATGACACTCGCTTTCTGGGCTTTTTGCCCTTTTTTACAGTATATCATATCACAGGCCCCAAAAACAGGACTTGCAAAAATATTTTTGCCCTTTTGGGTAATGGGGCGGGGTTGCTTTACGGTGCAGCCCCGCTAAAGTGTCCGATCTGGTCATTTGCTCGCTTTAAACAGCGCCGAAAAAAACCAGAAGAAAAACAGAAGCGCGGATAATATCACAGCTTGCACCCCCTTATACCACGCTAAAACGCTTGTAGGTGGTTTTGCTGCTGCACTCTGCGTATACATCCGGGTGCAGCGTCTTGAGCAGCTTGCTATCGAGCCGGACGCTCTGAACGTCCTTATAGATAGCCTTTGCCGTTCCCTGTGCCATCTCCGGTGCACCTTGCATCATGGTAATAATGTCCGCTTTAATGCTCTCGTTCATTGCTTCAAGCTCTTCAATGAGCCGCTTGTTTTCCCTATACTCGTTTACTCTTTTTTCAAAATTAGACATTTTTCAGTTCTCCAAAATTCCTTTATTCTTAAATAATACGCTGAGGTTTCGCCGCTCGTATTCTCTCCAATTTTCACCGATCGCAAGCGCTGAGTTTTGCGCCCAAAATGGGACGCCCGCCCGGTCAAGCTGGCCAAACAAAAAATGAATTGTTTTGTCTGCCTTATCCAAAAATCCGATGTCGTCCGGATCTTTTTCTCTGCAATAGGAAATTTCAGCCATCCAATATGCAAGGGATTCCAATAGGCCGTATGCCTTTTTATTTGCCGTGTATGTCATTTTTTAGTTCTCCATCAAACGAAAAACCTTGAATTTTCAAAAGTTATGCGTGCCTTGTCCGGGATTTTCCCAGACGATATTGCGTTAACCAGGCTATCTGTATACTTATATACAATGGTTCGCCCTGGTTCATCATCCAAGACGAAAACTGACCGATCCCAGGCGGGTGCCTGGCTGATTGATTGACCAGGCAAAAAGCACCTGACATTCACATAAATGCATTCGCCGTCAATCCAGGGAAACGCCTGGACAAGACAACCGGAATACCACCCATTGATTTCCATTATTATCCCTCCTTAGCTGTTAAGAAATGCAATCATAACCAATGCCCCGCTGATCATGCCACCAACGTACCAGAGGGCGGCCCACTGGGAAAAGTCAAGAGTAATCATATTGTGTTACCTCCTATTACATGACCTGAAACAGCGCAGACGTGCGGGCGGTGACGGCATACAGTTTACCGGACGTGTTACCCTTTACCAGAACGCCCGTAACCCCATAAATGCCGGTGCTGTATGCGATGGTCTCAAACCCGCATTCCTCAACGCGGATTGCGTCAATCTCCGAAAAGCTCTTTTTGGTCAAGCCGGTTGCGGCGTTGGTGGTAACATAGCGGCGAATATCTTTTAATGTGGTTTTCATGGTTTTTGTCCTCCTGTTTTGGTGGTGGTGTAACACGTTCTTGTGTTGTCTATATAGTAACACGTTCTTGTGTTGATGTCAATGGTTTTGCACACATTCTTGTGTTGAAAATCGTTCATGTTTGAGTGTGTACAAATCTGCTCAGTTTCGTACACACTCCACGCCCTCCAGCGTCCTGCACAGTCCCGACCTGCCAGGCATGGGCGGTTTGTCCTTGTATTTTGGCACGGTCTGCCCTGTTGCCTGTGCTGCGCAGTCGTTCCGGGTGCGCTGGGGCCGGGGCCTCCACCTGGGGGGAATGGGGCCGGAGGCCCGGGTGGGGGTGGTCAGTCCCGTCACCACCGAAAAAATAAAAAAGGCTCAAAAAACACCACCCCCTACCTCAAAGTTCCAAAAAATTCCGCGCAAAAAACAAAAAGACCCCTACAAAGGGTCTACGTTCTGTGCTATACTTTCCTTACAAGCCTTGAAAGGGAGGAATCTACAATGGCTAAAAGTAAAATGACAACGTGCAAGCACTGTGGCGCAGAGATTGCCGCAAGTGCAAAGGTCTGCCCTCAGTGTGGCGGTAAGAACAAGCCGCCCATCTACAAGCGCTGGTGGTTTATCGCTATCATTGTTTTGATTGTCTTGTCTGCTATTGGCGGCTCTAGCGATAGCGGTAAGAAGGGCTTTGAAGAGGGCTACAAAGACGCTACGTCTAGCAAGGCAAGTGCATCGACCGCTTCTTCCGTTGCATCTGTTGCGCCTGAAATCAGCGAGGATGATTACAAGGCTGAGTGCCAGATTGTGGACTATAAGGAGCTGTGCCGCTATCCTGAAAAGTATGAAGGTACTAAGATTGCAGTCAAGGTAAAGGTCTCGCAGATTATTGACGCAAACTTCTCCGGCAGCGAAAAAGCATGGAGAACTTACACGGACAACAGCGGATATGGCTTTTATGCCGATGACGAGTATTATATGCTGGATAAGCGTGGTGGCGATTCCGTGAAGATTCTGGAAGATGACATTATCAACGTCTATGGTGAGTTTACCGGGCTTGAGAAAATCACCAGAGCATTGACCAGCACCACTGATGAACTCCCTCGCATCGAAGTCAAGTACGTAGACCTTGTGGATGAATAAGGAGAACATAATGGAAAACAAAACGCCTAAGAGCGATTTGATTCCTTGCGAACACTGCGGTCACATGATTTCTAAAACAGCCAAGACCTGTCCTGAATGTGGTGGCAAAAACAGAAAATATATAAGTGCTGGAAAAGTTGTGCTTATAGTTGTAATGCTTATTATCTTCGCTTACCTTGAATTTATGCTCTCCGCTTCGTTCGCAGCGGGTTAATCTAAACGAAAAAAAGCCAGCGGCTAGATTCTCTCTAACCACTGGCTTTTCTTATGGGCTATTTACGATTTAAGTGTTGGGAACATGATAGGAGCGCTGACTTCTTCCTTTTCCATGAGAATGTCGAGCAAACAATCATTGTATCCCATTGAATAGCTGTCCTCGCAAAAATGCTGTACGGACGTTGCTAGCGCTACACTTACAACTTCCCTTGACCGCTTATCCTCTGGCATGATGATTTCTAATGCCTGATTAAGGATTTCATGGCTTTTTTCTAAAACGGCTTTGTGCTCTTCATTCTCAGCTTGTAGCCGAAACATTTCTTCCGAGTAGTCCATCAGCACGTCTCCATTCTGATTTGCTCGCCAACAGGCAGATAGCCTGCTTCTTTAAGCTTGCTGTAAATGAACTTCTGACCGGCTCTCGTCCAGCGGGTGACCTCTTTCGTTTTGCCGTTCGGCAGCTCGATCGGGTGCCCGACAACGTATCCGTTGCCAAGATACTTCTGATAAGGGATCCACTGTTTGTTCACAGTATGTTGGATGCCAAGCCTTCTAAGAATCTGGTTTAGCTTTCGTGCACTCATGCCGTAGTTCATGGCAATCTGCGTGGTAGTCAGGCTTTCATCAGAGAGCAGCATAGCCTTTGCGTAGTCAGAATCGGGCTTCATCTTGGCGTTTTCCGCTTCCAAAGTCTTTACTTTCTTGCGCTCCGTGTCGATAACACTGTTAGCGGCAATCAGGGCGCGGCTCAACAGCATCTCTGTCGATTCAGGCTCCGGGTTGGTGAGCTTCTGCTCCATCTGATTGAAAGCGTCAATATACTTCAGCTTCCATTCAAGGGCTTCCTTGCCAGTAAAGCCAAACGTGAGTAAACTGAATCCATCCCGGTTCATGAGGTACATCGGGTACTGTTTGCCACGATTTTCAAACGTGGTTTCGTAGAACATGGATTTGGTGGCCGAATTTTCGGCCACGAGATTCTTGACGGCATCCAGAACGTGCTTGTGTTCCTTGCCGAAATGTTCTGCTACTTCACGGCTGGAAACGACAACCTGTCCGTTTTCGCTGATAAGATTGATAGCATATTTAACCTTTTGTTCCATAAAAACTCCTATGGTTCTTGCGGAACAAGCCAATTCCTGCTATAATAAGGCTGGAACAGCTTGTTCCAGTGGTTTTGATGATACGTTCGCTAAAGTTTGCCGACCTGAGCGAGCGTATCATTTTTCGTTTTCATTGGTAGAATCCATCGGATGCAGCGTAAAGAATGCTTCACGGAACGCAGCAGAGATGGACACCCGGTTCTTGATGCAGTATTCCTGCAAGCTTGCAAACTGCCGCTCCGTCACGCTGATGGTAACGGTGTGACCGTAACGCTCTGCATAAGGACTACTCATACACATTCACCCCCTTTCGTTTTGCTGTGCAATAAGTGTAACCGCAAAATATTAGGATGTCAAGAAAATACACCCCATATATTGTGTTCACTAGTGCGGGCATCAGATTTTTCCGTTCTGATTGGCTGCTCCGGCTTCGTACCCTGCCCGGTAGTTCAGTTCGGACAGCTTACCCAGCGCTTCTGCGTACTCCCTGTCCTCGCTGGTCGGTTCTTTTCCGTGTGCGAAGGTTTTCAGAAATTCTTCGGTTGTTGTAGGAAAGTTCATGTTTTTGCTCCTTTCTATTGCAGAAGCGATCTGCTTCTGCTATAATAATTGACAGAAACCGAGACTGCGCCCTTGGTTGCGCAGCTTCTGTTTTGTGGTGGAATAGGTCATCAGTGCAACTTTGGTCGGTGGTGCTGATGGCCTATTTTTTATGCCACAAAGGATAAATCTGCCGTTGCTGGCTGATTCATCGTGTGTTCTGCTGTCTTAGATTATAGACGCTTGGTATATAGTTGTCAACAGCCCAATTTGTATAATTTGTATCAGATATTTCTGATTTTTACGCATTCTAACGTAAATTTACGTTATTTGATAGTGCTTTTGTAAACAAATTAGTTTACTTTAATGGCAGTTGTCTGAAGTGTATTTTTCGATAATTCGTAAGGCACTAACAAGAATATACAATTCGTAAAGCTATAAAAAAGTTTACCGGAAATCTTCCAACCTAGTGATAATAAAAAACATAAGAATGTGTTGACATTAACATGAGAATGTGTTATAATCAAAT